CCATAATCCATATTTGCTTGATTTATAATCTTATCTATTGATAATGATTCACAATCAGTTACAAACAAAGGTATGGATTTATTTTTAACAAGACTCCAGAACGTATTATATTGATAGAAACTATCATTCTTAGTGTACGTAATTGTCTTACTCTCAACGTTATATAAAGGATACTTCAAATATTCCTTTAAGTTATTAATTGGTTTAGCAACTAGTTCTAATATACCAGTTGACTGCTGACCATTATAAAGAATAGCTTTATTGAAATATTGGTTATCAGTTTGTATCTGTGCATTATCATTAAATACACCATCTGGTATAGGAAGATATTTATACACTCTTGAGAAGTCTTTTACATTCTGAAGAATTTCATCATGATATTGATAGAAGAATGGATATTCAATTATGTAAGGTTCTATATTATCATAATATGTATTGTAAATCAATGTGTTAGTTAAATGTCTCCATAAACTAGATGTATTGATTTCTGTAAATGTAATAGCTGCTAACTCCTCAACTGTTGCTGTTCCTATTGTTATTGATATAACAGTGTGACATTTACCAGTGGATTGTAATATAATAGTAGTCACTGCATCATCTACAGTGTACACAACTCCTATGATGAGTTGTTCTTTAGGAACATCTGTAGCTAGAACATTCTCCAAATCATCATAGATTGTGAATGGTCCAGTTCTGTTTCCAGCTCCTGTTAATTTTACTATTATTACCTTAGACATACTTTTATTTTATATTTTAACAAGGAGTTTCACCACCATATCCTGGTCCAGAAACTATAAGCCATCTATCTGATCCTAAATTACCTGGTCCAAATCCATGTGCATTAATTGGTGTACATCCTAAAAATTCTTCTGGCATTAATGTAACTGTATGTAAAATATTAGTACAATCATAATATTGAATAACGGTATCCACTGTACCTGATAATGCTTGTAAGTTCCAATTTTCACAAATGATACCAATAGTTGTTGTGGTGGTAGTTGTAGGTGTTACTGTTGTAGTGGTAGTAGTTGTAGATGTGCTAGTTGATGTGGTTGTGGTGGTGGTAGGAACTGGATCATTTGTATATGCAGTTCCATCTAACTCACATGGTCCTATAACAGCAAATCCTGCTAATGCACAATCTAATACAATTGTAGTGGTAGTAGTTGTTGTTGGTGTAGGAATCTCCTGAACAGCAATTGCTTCTAAATCACATCCTTCATTTAATCCAGAATAGAAGAAGTTGTTCTCAGCTATATACCAGTTAGGGATATAACTATGAAAACTAATCCAAGTTCTTGTACTAAAATTGAAAGATAGTGTCCAGCTTTTATTACAGAAATACTTTCTATTTGTTAGGTCTATATATTCTATTAATACACTTTCTCCTAATGTGTGTTCTATATAATATTTTTGTAAAGTAGAATTATATTTTATAATATTTACATATTCTGGTTGAGGAATATAATCAAGTTTTGATATAATAACTCTATCATATTTACTATCATATACACCATGTAAACCACAACCATTAAAGTTATTATCTGTATTTACTCCTGGTATTAATATTCTTTGTCCATCTATTGTTGCATATGTATCTGGATAATATCTAAGAATCTCAAATGCTAAATGATCTGTAAAGAACCTATTCAATCCAGAACCAAATGCAGATATCTCTTGTGCTTGATTACCAGCAACTAAGAATATTTGTCCTCTTTTAGCATCAATTGTTATTTGTCCATTAGGAATCTTTAATAACATTTTATTTTGACTTCCCATGTAACCAAGATCTGTATCAGCAAAATCAATTGGAGGAGAAGATCTAAACAATGTATCATTTCCTAAATAGGCAGCTTGTGGGTTACTAGTTTGAACTGTAAGCATTGTATTATATAACAAGCTCTTGTTTTCAAATCTAGCTAGTATAGCTTTATTTTGAATACCATCTAGTGATGTAATATTACCATATGTTTGAGGAAAATCAAAGAATGATATTGGAGCATAGGTTAACCAGTTATTCACCTTAACACTAGGATCATTTAGTTGTGCTTCAGAATAGATTGCTCTAAAAGGAAAGTTTGTATAACATTGATTACCATCCCAATCTACAGGTAGATGAGAGAAATAGTTCTCTTTATTCTGTCTAGAATATGTTACATTATAATGATAGGTATTATCAAATTGAATAGGAACAACAGATTGTTGTAACCAGTTATCAGGAATACCTGTACTCACGTGAGGATAGAAGTCACCTTCTAGGTTATTAAATGCTTGACGTAAATCTACATTAATAGAACTCTCTACATAGAAAGAAGGAATACCATAAGCAAATAAATACATCTTACCATCATAAGACATTGTTGTAGAACTTGATGTAACAAATGTTCCAGCATTAGTGGTAGTGGTAGTTGTTGTACCTACTAACACAGTGGCATCATTAGCACAATCAAGGTTGTGAGCTTTTATAGATATAATATTTCTAAGTGTAACTGTTCCTGCTATATAGTTACTTAATACAGACCTAGCTGAATACCAGTATTGAGGATAGGCAACATTACCTATCTCATCATAGAATACATCACTATCATCAGGAGCTCCCACTCTATTATCTATAAAGAATGGTAGTTTAGTTTTAAATGCAAACCTAGTAATAAATGTGTCTCCACCAAACACAACATTAGGTTGACTGTTGCTACGACTGTCAAAGATTCTTTGGAATCCTGTATCAATTGTACTATAAGAATACATTTGCCCCCATTGGTTTACAAATGTATTTTTAAGTGAAGCATAGTAACAAATTGTATCAATATGTTCTTGCATCTCAGGAGTAGCACAGTTACTTCTTTGAGATAGTGTAAATCTTGAATTATCAGAAATTAAACTCTTACCAGCAACTACAACACTTGGTGTTTGGTTTGGAAAAGGTAAGGGTTGTACTGCTTCTTTTGTTTTTAAATAAACAGAAGATTCTCTTTGAAAGTTATTAACATTATGAAGATCTCCCACTGATTGTACACCAGGGATAAGATATTGATATATATCAAGTTCTCTTTGTTTAACTCCTAGATTATTAGCTATATCAGCACTATAGTCATAACTAGCTATAGAGTTAAATGAGTATGCAAAGTTCTTTCTACTTATACCATTAATGTATATTTGTAGATATGCTTGGTAAGCAGTAAACATTGCTGTTGAATCAAGTGTGCCTGTAATGAAAGCAATGTTATAACTAGATGTTAATGCTTCCACTTGTGCTTGCTCACTAATAAGTTTGTATAATGCGTGTTTCTTCACTTGTACAAAATGAGATTTACCAGCACCATATATTGCACTTTCTAACTTAAGGATATTTCCTAGAATAGGTTGTCCAAAAGATGTTTCAGGAGAATTAAATACTTGTCTGTATTTAGAAGCATCTTCATTAAATCCTTCTAATTCATGAGGATAACAAGTTATATTTATATTATTAGCTCGTGTAATACTATATTTATCTGTACCATTAGTGTATGTAGGAACTGTACTAGAACTTATAGTTTGTGGTTCATTAACAAGTACATATGCAGTGGCAGAAGATCCACCAGGAATAGTGTATTGAAAGTTTGCCCAACTAGTAGCACCATCAAAAAATGCAGACAATGTATAAGATATACCTGTTACATTTTCAATAACTGCTGCTCCTGTTAACATAACAGGAATAGTCATAGAACATTGTGTAAGTGTATAAAAACCTACAGTGATCACTGTTAATTCACCAGTGTTACAATCTGTATATTGTAATGTACCAGCAGCATAAACAAGTATTTTAAATGTACCACATTGAGCATTAAATCCATTATTCTCTTTAAGAAGAAATGGATCTTTATTAAGATCATTATAAGGATAGTTAGGATAGTAGTATTCAGTTTTTTCTCTTTCGTATTTACCTACATTTCTTAATATACCTTTTGCTACAATAGATTTATTTGTACCTCTATCTCCTCTTGTTATTTTATATCCAGCTATATTGTTCTTCTCTTGTTGTGTAAGAGTTGATTGATTTATTAATTGAATAATTTGATCTGTTTCCACTTTAACACCAATTGGATAAATGGCATCATTCTGCATTATGGTTTTATATGTACCATCTGGATTATATTCTATTGGAGGATTTTCAAATATAGGAGAAACTAATACATCAGGAAACTTATGGTGTCTAATATGTGTATCAGCAAGAGATCCCCATACAAGATTGTTACATGGATATAGTTCTGTTGATTCCCAATAAGCAAAGTCACCATATTGATATGGTGTAGCATTTCCAATAGGAGGTCCTATAGCAGTTCCAGTTACAGATGCTGTATTATATATCTGCCAATATGGAGCACTTGTTCCTGTACCAATAAAATCAGGATTAGTTGATGGTACATCTGGATAATCCTCATTTGAATTCTTAGCTCTACCAGGAATATGAAAACTATCTGTTTGTTTACCATTCTTTAATAAGAATGTTATTTCAAATGCATACACCTCATCTCTAAGATAACCTCTTAGATTTACAGTGTTTAATGCATTTGCATAATTGTCTGTATTAGGAAGTCTATAAGTTTCCCATTGAAGATCAATTTTATTAGCAATATTTTGATAATTAATTTTATCAATAGATGTAAGATTATCCCAAACTAATATATCCTGAACTGCTGTTAAGTCTTGAGCTATATCATAATATGGAAACTTTTCAAATATATCAGCAGTGCTAAGAGGAATCTGTGTTAGGTTCTGTCCTGTGTATGTTATTTGTCTTGATAAACCATCAATGAAATATGTACCTACAAGTTCTACAGATGCTACACCATTTATGGTTTTAATTACAGCTAAGTTATAATATTGAAAATATCCTGTAAGATCTAAGTTATCAATATTTATTATAATAGATCTACCTACAGCATAGTTAAAATCTAATGTTGTAAGTTGTGGATTAGCAATAGATGTTGGATTAGTAACTGAATAATAAGATGTATAACCATCTCCTATAGCACTAGCGTATTGAATAGCAAATTGATATGTACCAGCAGTTAAATCTCCAGTGGTAGTTATATCTGCTATAACTAATTCTGGTATAGAGAAATTAGGTTGAATGTTTAATTTATTGCAATCAATTACACCTTCTTCTACAACAGGATCACATATAATTCCCTCAACATAAGTTGTAACCCATGGTGGATTATTTAGATTTAAATATCTTCTAGGATTTAAACCATCTGTCCAATATATTTCTGTTACACAGTTTGTAATCTTGTGTACAGCTTTATGAATTGGATTATTAATATTAAAATTAAGACAGTCTCCTTGAATATATTGGACATATATACAATCATTATTTTCCATATATCCTATTTGTGAAGCTCCTGTTTCAGGATTAACCAAAAAGAATATATGTTTGTTTTGTTCTGGAATAAAATGATTACCTATATTATGAAAGTTTCTAGGAAAGTTTAGACATAACTCATTACCTGGCTCATTCTGATAGTTTACAGAATTAGCATCAAAGTTTTCTACAGCAGCGTTTAATGCATATGTAAGAGCACCTTTAGGAACTTGTCCTATAGATGAATCCATATTTAAACCACTCTGTCCAGAATTGGTTTCTTGTCTAACATTCCCTTGTTCTTGATCTGCCATTTATTAAATTTTATCCATTTCTTCTCCAACTATAACGATTGGTTCTATTTGGTAATTCGTACTTATTATTTCTGTTTAGATCATTCTTTATCCTTCTTTGCTTTTCCCAAGGAGTTTGTTTCTTGATTTCAATATCAGCCATAATAAATGCTTCATCAGATAAACCTTTGTAATATACTAGCTTTTGCTGTATTTGTTGAAAGGTCTCATCAGTGAGTTGGTTAGATAGAGTTTCAAACACTTTATATTTAATAAATGCTTCTATATACTCTCTAATACGATAGTTATCAGGAACCATTTGATTACCAACACAATCATACTCAGTGGCATAGAATATTAAATGAACTATACCATTTCTGAAATTAGTAACAAACTTATTATCCCTAATATCAAATGAATCATAACTAGCAGCTCCTGGAGTGAACTCATGTAAAGGAGGAGCATATTGTCCGAATTCCCAAGCATTGTTATAATCTACATTACAGTTTGCTTTTGCAGATATATTACCTGGCTTTAGCAAATAGTTTTGTTGATATGCTCTAGCTATGGAATTGTTTGTTTTATATACAGCTTGTATAAGCTCAGGCATACAATCAGGACATCCTGTTACACACGTAGGATTAACACAAGGAGCACCACCAATAGTAACAGGACTCACCTGTATTGTGGTTTGTGTAGCAGCTTGAGAATAAAATGAATTAGCTGATTGATAAGGATATTGTGGAATCTCTGTACACATCCAAGCTTCTCTTACAGCATAAAAGTTATCTGGAAGTCTAGCTTGAAAGTCCTCAATATATAGAGGTTGCTCAGCAATTACAAAAGTTGTTCTGCCTAACTTCTTAAGACATTTGTCTAGATAGGTAGGAAAAAGCAAATCATCTACAGCTCCTGTATCAAAATAGCTTTTTAACTCTTCCTTGACAGTTGAATAAACTGGTTCAGGAGAGATGAAATTATACTTGTAATAGTATGACATTTATTTTATTTTTTCCACTCCAGATAGATATGTTGATATTTATCGTTTGTGTTTATGTAATGTGATAATAATCGTGATGTAGTACGTGAAGGTTTAAAATACCAAAGGTTTACATTCTTTAGTCTAGTTGATTCTTTGAACCACATCCAGCCAAAGAAATAGCCTTCTGTATGGTAATTAAAATTATATATCATCTTTCCCTTCTCTTTGGTTCTTTGCCAATTGACAGGTAGATTAACATACTCTTTACCTTGTATGTTCTTTATTTTCTTTCTCTTCTTTTTGTTAATTGAAAACTCACCAAATCCAAAAGGTAATCTAGCCTTCTCTCCAGTTTCTAATATATAATTCTTAAAGTGTTCATTATAGGAATATATAATGTTTCTCCATTCATCAAATGTAAGTTTGATATCAGGATTCTTTTTACAGAAGTTATTGTAGTTATCTTTACTGGAGCTTCTCCACTCTATATGAACTCTAGGCATTAGTGATTTGGTTGTGCATTTGGTGCTTGACCATCTACACCATCAAATGTCATATCTGTTTTAATTCTGAAATAAGTAGATAATAACTTTTGAGATGTTAGTTCTAACACTTGTTTTTCTAAATAACCTGGACATCCATATTCTTTATCCAATGGATTCTTGCACCAGTCTTCTGTACTAACAAGAGGACCTGGTCCACATCCACATTCTGGATACATAATCTCATTAGGAACATCTTCTTCAAAGAAAGCAGCTATTCTAACAGCTTTTAACAAAGGATTATTAATATAGAGATAACCATTAGTTATCCAATAATATTGTTCTTTCTTTATAATAGGAAGTTTCAATAAGTTTAAATACCTATTGATTGTAATCTCTTTAAATCTTTTACCCTGTCCACCCATAGCATTTATAGAATAAACACCTTGAATAAGATATTGGTAGTTTCCTTCAGATATACGAGGAATTTTAAATCTAGTTCTTGCTACATTACAAGGATCAACATATTCACAACACTCAGAGATAGGAACTTCTATCATCTCTAAACAAGGGATGGTAGTGAATACAGTATCAGTAGCCCAAAGCTTTCTGAGATTTGTCTCACGTTTAATCAATAACTGTGTGTTGTTTTTAATTTCAGCAAAAATTACTCTATCTGTTATTAAATTATCAGTAGAAAGCAATTTATGCATACTTCTTATATCACTTACAAGTTTTCTTCCTGTTGACATTTTATTTAAATTTTTTATTTATATCAGATATAATAGTTAAAAAATCAATATGAGATATATCATTTTTCATTCTATTAACTATCCATCTGCACAATACTACATTTCCTTCTATATATCCTTTACTAGAATCTACCCTATCAATAGATACTGAATTATTATTACTATCACTTTTTGTTAAGTCTTTTAACATTTCTTTATTTGTATAGTAACATAATCCTTTTTGATTGTTCCATAATTTTTCTAAATAGTCTATAGATATTGAATGTTCTAGTCCTCTTTTTTTAGCATTTCCTATGGATGAATGAAATATTATATTTAATCTATGTTTTTTAGATTGATTAATTCTTGTTATTTTTCTACACTCTTTAGATTTTTCTGTTTGAGAATGTATAACTCTACATTTTTTACATTGAGTAACATACCCTCTACCTTTTCCTTTTTTATTATCTTTTGAATATTCAAAGTTTGGTTTTAACTCATTACATTTTTTACATTCATATAAATAATTTGGACTATTTATTTCCTTACTTCTTTCATCACTTATTATATTACTACTCATTATAAGTATTGTTTGAATATATTTGTCATCCCATCATTCTCATCTATTAAGAATCCAGTCACTTCAGCTTTAGAGCATGTATGACCATTCTTATCATCCCAAAGACTTTTAGCATTAGAGAATGCTGGAATTTGGTAAAATTTAATACCATTAAAATCGTGACTCACCTCATGGTGCTTATCTCCTGTGAAGATGTAAAAGTTTTTATGAAAAGACCAACCATCTTTAAATTCCATTGGGAATATTGCTGCTAACTTAGCAGGCTTAATAGCATCTCCATGATTAAACATCATAGCAGAAATACCATAACTTATATACTTTCTATATTTAGGAGAACAATCAAATTCTAATCTAGCTGTTCCTCTGAAATAACTTTGTAACCAATTAACCATATGCCATCCTACATACTCATCATGATTACCTGCTACATATACAACATTGACATTTTCAGCATATTGTAATAACATTGTAATCATTAACACCTCATGGTTACATATATATTCAAATGATTGTTGATATGTATGTGTATTAGTTTGGGGGGTACCCTTGGTTGTAGCTCCTGAATATTCACTATTAAATTCATCAGAACCAATAATGTATGTGATGTTCTCTAGATTGTTTGAAAGAGCTGCTTGTGTAGCAATTAATTCTACCTTGTATAGAATATCTCCTAATCTTTCATTGATGTCATTATTTCCATCAATATCATATTTGTTTAGATGAGAGTCTTGTTTATTAATGATTAATGAACCAAATGCTTTATTCAAAGCAAACTTAGGACTCATTATTTCTTGAGAGATAGGTTCATATGAAGCTAGGAAGTCAATGAATGAATCTTGGAATACCTGTTCATCTTTCTTTTTACCTAACCAAGCTTTAACCTGCCAGTGTGGTGAATCACTATTACCCCAGAAATTCTGTACATATTTAGTTATCTCCCACTTATCTGTATCTATTTTGCATTTGACTATAAGCTCTTCCAAGCTTTTAATCTCTTCTTTTGTATTGATTACAATTTCTCCTATTCCTTTAACTAAATCTTCTTCAAACTTAACCACTACATCTTCTAATTCACTAATGTAGTTTCCTATCTCAGCAGCTTCTTCAGCCTGCTCTCTTCTTCTGATGTCTGATAACAGCTCATCAATTTCAAACTCTGTAATTCCTAATTTTTCTGCATAAAACTTTTTGCTTTTCTTCCAATGTAACATTTGTTGAAGCTGGTTCAACAGGTTGTTGTTTTCTGACATATGGTCTTTTTTGGTTAAAATTAGAGTAAAGATAGGTATTTATTTTGATATCTACCAAATTTAATTAACTTATTTGATTATTCACTTTAATCAACTTGATTAGAGTTTAAACAAAAAACCCCCTAAGTAGAAACTCAAGGGGAAAATCTTGTAAACCAACAAACAAGATTTTTGATTAATTATGCAACACAGGCTCCTAGATCTAATAGATATCCATAGTCACCACTTATTGATGATACACACACTCCATATCCTGGAAGAATTTCATATCCTATAATTGCTGGTCCACCAAGACAGTCAACATAATTTATTGTATATGTAGTTTCTGTATTGTTATAATAGTTTGTACAAGGAAGTGCTGTAGTTGTTGTAGTTGTAGTGCTTGTAGATGTACTAGTTGTAGTTGTAGTAGATGAGCTTGTAGTGGTTGTTGTGGTTGGGTAACCTTCAACAGTTAAATATAAATCTCTATCACAAACTCCTGTAGATTGTACAAGAATAGTAATTGTTCCATCAGGAACTAATGATGATAAATATCCAGCAAGTAATGCAGCTTTAGATACACCTGTTTCAAAAGGTGTAATATATCCATCTAAATCTGAATATAAGTCAAAAGGACCTGTATCTGCACCTGCTAAAGTTAATGTTATTAATACTGTCATTGGTTTGGTTTTAAGGAGTTGTTGTAGTGGTAGTAGTAGTTGATGTACAATTACTTACTATAGTACAAAATAATAAAGATAGAGACTGACTCAATGCTATTGTTGATAATATCTCATGAGCAAGTGCTGTAGGATCTAATTTAGCATCTATTTTCTGTAATACTGTTGTAAGACATTCTCCTGTACTTACATCTGTATTTGGTAGATTAGGACCAATATAGGTTACGTTATTAGATGTGCTTATACACTCACTGCATCCACAGTTTTCACTTGGATGATAGTAAGCATTATAACATGGAGTTCCAGGTAGGCAAGCCATTTATAGTTGATTTATAATATTAAGGAATATACATTATATAATATGCAGCAATAACAGGTTGAATGTTTGCATGATTTTCACCACTACCAGTATTACTATTACTTACATTCACTGTAGTTGCTACAGTGATATTGGTACGTGATGATGTTGTTAATACATTCTGAGGACTATTAGTAGTAATACCAATAGTACCACTTCCTCCCCATTGATCAGGAGTATGTCCTGCATAGTGTGTATGTCCAGGATCAGTAACAATTGAAGAAGCATTTGCTGTTGCAGTGTGTGTATGACTAGGTAGTTGTGAAACATTTAATCCCACTGTATTTGCACCAACTAAATCTCCAAGATCATAATTTGGATTACCAGCGTATATAGGACTTACAGCAGAAGATAATGGACCACCTGGTACATCAACTATTGCACCAACACCAACTCTTCCTCTTTTATCAGGAGTGCCATTTGAACCATTACATAGATACACCTTATCCCATCCTAATGCACTTATACCAGCACCTGTACCATCAAAGTTTGAAAGAGGTCCATAATACTCTATAGCAGCGTAAGGAATCATCTTTACATACTGTTGTGTAGAAGGAAGTTGACTAGATAAATAAGCAGCTATAAGAGCATTTAAATCAGCAAGTTTTACATATGTAAGATCTGCATAAGCTTCAAATGCATCTAAGTTAGCACTTACTAAGCAAAGCTTTGTTATAACAGCTTGTAATACAGCATGTGTATCACTAGAGTCTGTTACACCAATTAAGCAGTCTACATCATAATCAGCATTTAATATAGCTAGTGTTCCATCAATTGCTGTCACTTGAGTTTGTAAACTACAAGCAGCTCTTACTAATGCTCCAAATAATTGAGGTACATTAGGAACTGGTATATCTATTAAATATTGACTAACAAGTGTACAATAGTATGAAGGATCTATAGTGATATCAATACCTGTTCCATCTAAAAAAGAGATAACATTAGTAATCAATATATTTTCTATAGTGAGTAATGAATCTCCTGTAGCAATACCTAAAGCAGGTTGATCAATCCCTGTATATCTAACACACGCATCAGGAGTTACTGATACACAACCATTATAACAAGCATCACAAGAACTGTGATATGCTGTGGTTGTTGTAGTGGTGGTTTCTGGCATCTTATAAGTTATTTATTAATTAAAAGTTTAACTCTACTAGCTATTCTTTTTACAGTGTACCTTTTAGCATAATCTGGATTACAATACTTATATGTTAATATTCTTTTGTAATTTAATAGATCACCAATTGGACTACACCCAAGGTTATAGTTCATAGAAAATATAATATTATTATATTGAATTTTAGCCAACTCTGTTAGCTTTGCATCAATATCTTTTAGTAACACAGGAATGCTTGCACATTCTATACAGTTAGTTAATCTTGGCGATAACATCTTTAGCTAGTTTAGCTGCTTGCTGAACAGCATAGTTACATGCTGAACATAAGCCATTAATTAATTGACAACCACATCCCACCTTAGCTCTACAGTTTTTACAGTTTGCCATTTTAAACAAAGTTAATTTGATAATTGTTACCAGAACAACCACAGTTGTTTCTTATAAAGTTATTCAACATATTATTTGCTTGTATATACAATGTGTTAGCTGTATCTACAGCACAGTTATTGGCTGCAGCTATAGATCCTGATATCATATAGTATATACTATTTAAATTCACTTTTGATTGTGTTTTAATAGCAAGATCACATTCCATCATATCAAGCTTCATAAAAGCACTATCAAACTTTTCTTGTATTAATTCAGTACGCATTATATTCTTTTCTACATAATTTATATATGCAGGAGTAACTGTATATCTTAAATAATATATACCATCTGGTAAAGGAATCAATGGATCTCCTACACCACTAAGTCCTAATGATGTTGAATTAAATATATTAAAATCATTTACTACAAATGGTAAAAATACAGGTGTAGTAAATCCAGGAATAGTAATTTCTATTGTAGGAGCAGTGACAACAGGAGGATCTGTATCATATGTTGAAGCATCTGCGATTCCTAATGTAAGTGTGTTGTAAGTAGGTATTACCAGTATGTCTAAAGTCATATTCTTTAAAATAAAAATGCCAGAGGATTTGAGAATTAATCCTCTCACCCTCTGGCATAGGTTATATAATAACTACTTTCTTCTTATGGAAGCAAGGTAGTTGTTGTTGAAGTAGAAGGCCATACAGTGGTAGTAGTGCTAGTTGTAACAGTAGTATCACCACTATCATCAACTGGAGTACCTAAAGCTGCTACTAAAACTGCTTGGATTGCAGAAGTTGCACCATAAGGAACAGCAAGAATCACTGTGCTATCTTCCATGATGTAATCACCCCATTGGTAAGCTGATTTATCATACTCATTAAACTTAATGTAATAAGTGGTATATGAAGTACCATCAGTTACCCAGCTTTCAAAGTTTTCATTGTAACCAACCATTCTGTAAAGATGCTTCAAATAACCAGCTTGATAGCTGTAGAAGTTCTTTTCTAATTGTTGAATCTCTGCAGATGTACCAGAAACATAAGAGCTACGTTGAGTAACTACAGGTTCAGCAACTAAATTACAAGGATCAAATACAATGAAGTCAGCAGTGGTAGCTGGACCAGAATAAATAAAGGTACGGAACCACATACGGTCATACTCCCAAGGGAAAGCAGCAACATCACATGGTTGTCCATATTGAGTCAATGGTTTACCAGAGATAACTAATTTAGCATCTTGATCATCACCAATACGTTGGAATTGATAGAAAGTGCTAAAAGAAATGTTGTCAGGATTGTTACCTGGAGCTTTCAATTCTAAATGATAAATCAAATTATCAATTAAAGCTGGTACATCAACATCAGTACAAGGATCACCACCACATGCTAGACATGGAGCATTCACTGTTACTGAACGTGTGAAACCATTGAAATACAAGGTGTTAATGTAGCTAGAGAAAGCACGTAAAGTTAATGTAACAACTTCTCCTGGTTTAACAGTGAAATTACCTACTTCAGTTACTTGGTTAGCAGCAATAGGATTACCTACAACTTTATACCACTCACTCACTTTACTAGAAGCAATCTTATCAGAACGCTTAGAGCCTTGTAAATAAGTATTAACTCGTCCTTGAGCTAAATAAAAATAAGGGAAACCTGCAATGTTACCAGCTGTTGCAACTGTATAATCACTGCCAAAGATTCCAAATTGACCAGCGGTCAAGTCTTGTGTAGATCCAGAGCTAGGAAGTGTATTTCCTACTGGTACTACAAAGAGGGTAGTTAACGAAAAATCTGCCATTTTGTTTTATTTTAAATTGTTAAATAACTTATTCATTTGTCTGTATCCTCATTTGAGCAGATTGAACAGCAGACTGGTTTTCTGTATACATTGCAAGACATTGAACTGTAATATCTAAAAGCTCATCTTCTAAATATGTTTCTAGTTCACAGTCTTCATCAAATGATGGTTCACCATCAAGCATTATGTAGCCAGTTTTATTAATATATTTGGGATACCTCATATATGAGATGTATATTCTAGTTGGTATAAAAGTACCATCTGTAAATATAGAGATCTCATCAGAAGATAGAAAGTTAAATGTTTCTTGATATTCAAAAGATGGTTTATAATGTGTGTTGTTTAATATTAAAGAAACATCACCATGTTTAGCCAAATCTCTATTTATCCATATCTTTCTATCTACGCATCTTCCTTTATCTGCTAATACATAACTATCTATATAGAACATGTATTTAGGATTAAGAAGATGTATGTTTGCAGACCATTGATTTAGTTCAGCATTCTTGATTGCTAAATCAAGAGGTTGGTTATTGTAAGTTATAACCAAACTTTGTAGGTCTTCATAACGCTTTTTAAAAGCATCAAGGCCCATACCAGAAATTGTATTTTGACCATCAACCTTTTGCTTAATTAACTTAATCTGAGCTTCATTTAAAGCTAGGATTTTATCTTCAAGGTTAATTTGTTGATGCTCGTTAGTTGATAGTTTATTTAGTTTCTGATCTATCTTGTATAATAAACTATCTACAGGGATCATACAGAAGCTAGTTTTTTAGTTTTTAATTTACCTTCTAGTGTTAATAGTTGGTCTTGATTATCTTCATCAGCTAAGAATTTGACTAAATCATCTTCATCGCTTGCTATTTCAAATTCACCTTCGTAAACTTTACCATTAGGTTTGATTCTGTAAACAGAATGTGTAATAGCTTGTTTTACTAAGTCTTTAATATGGAGTAAGTTTTCCTTCATGTCAGCAAATCTATTAAAGATTTCTACTGTTGAAGATCCTTGGAATTTACCAGATTTGAATTCAGTTTGTTTCAAGAGGTTGTCCACTTGATTATATATAACTTCTTCTTTGGTTTCTTCTGTAACAGGAAGTCCTAAAAGTCTTGCAACTTTCTTTTTCTTCTCAGGAGTCATTCCATCAAACTTACCAATTGCTTTATTAATCAATTGTTTCTTTTTGAATATAACTGCATTCTCAATTTCATCATCTGCTACATAGAATTGTATATCAGCAGGATAGTCACCACGCTCCCAAGCTTGATAGCTAGAAGCAATTGTAGGATGTACCCTTAACCATGCAAAAGCTAATTCTTGGAATGGAATAGACAAATCATAATAATTGTCACCATCCATAAGCTTAACTGGTTGAACATGAAGAACATCATTTGTAGAAGTTGATAAACCATAGTTCCAAAATGAAGATCTTGGTCCTAAATCAATATCACCTAATGCAGCTTCTAACTTAGTACGTAAATTACCCACTCTTTCAGTCTCTAATTCTTTTTCCAAAGGATCTGAGATTCTTCTGATATAAGAAGCATTTACATCAAGTCCTGTTCTATATTGTCCATCAAGTTCCTTGTAAGGATATTTGAAAACACCTGTACCAGGAATTCTTGTCATGCCTTTAGCAGCAAGACCACCTTGCATTGTCTGTAACTGAGAATTATTGTACTCCTTTTTTAAAGTGGAGATTTTTCCTGTCTTACCCATATGTAGTTTTTTATTTGGTTTATTAGCAGATGAATGTCCATCGAAGAACTAGCAATTAAGCATTAGACTTAATTCAATCATCTGTGGTTTGAGAAGACTCCCCCAGGGGTTGCCTGAGGGGTAATTCTTCTCGGTAAGTTTAGAACATTAGTCCTACCCTTTGTTCTTATTTTAGAATTGTGGAATCTCTTCGATCAATACTGTACGTGATAAATCTTCAATAAATACATCACAACGATCTTTCATCCAGATTTCATAACCAGGGAACTTGTTAGCACTTGACATACCTTGAGATTTAGCAAAACCTAAGTGGTGACGAGTACCATCGATATAACCCCAAGTCATTGAAGGAGCACCTTTCATTCTCACTTCACGAATGTTGTTAACCATAGAACCATCGCTCATAGGGCTTACATCAAATACCATGAATACAGGAGTGCTCTTTTTGTTCTGACCAAATTCAAGGTTAGTTTGAGGAAGATCCAACTCTTTCAAGTGAATCAATTCAACACGACCAGTCTCACGAGTAACCATTGCATCGAAAGCAAAGTTATAAGTGATATGCTGACCTTCACCTTGCATATAACGATTACCAGAATCAGCCATGAAAGTAAGACCAGAGTTTAATGCATCATTCTTTAAAGCTTGTTGGAATACATCGAATCCAGCTTCATTAGTGTACATTTTAACTCTACGATCCTTAACATCAACCCTACGATAGAATAAATCACCAAACACTGAACGAATCAAGTTTGCAGTGAACTCTCCACGATTGTATTGAACTAAGTTACCGTTATTACGCATTCTGTGGTAAACACCAGCAGAAGTTCTTTTTAATTCTTGCTTAGAACCATTAGTCTTCACAGTACCAGGCTTAGCCCAGATCATACGCTTAACTTTTAATTCTAACATAGATTTACGCATCCAGAACTCAATAAATGGTTCCCATTTAACATCATTACGAGTTAAAGGTAATTGGTTACGTCTTTGAGGAGCATAAACCAAGATATCCAAAGCTTTACCAGAAGCATCAACCATCATTTTGTCATCAGCCCACTCAGTAATTTTGTGCTCATATCCATATGCAGAACCTAAAGATTCAAACATTGTGATTTGCTCACCCAAACGAGGAAGACCTAATAAGTCTTGATCAAATTCACCAATTGCAGCATCAACTAATTCAAGCTCAATACCAACTTGTAAGAACACAGGGCTTACAAAATCAACTTGTGGGTTGTCGGTAATTAAATTGAATGTGTAAAGATAACCTACATTCCATGGTTGAGGATCTTTGATTACATAGAATCTAGGACCATATTGACGAGAACCTACAGAAACAATTGCGTTCTTAGAGAACTCATTTGTATCCAAGATTGCTTGAAACTCTTGACCATCAATACCAGGCTTAGATAACTCTAAAGTGGTAGTTGGGATGTCAATGATCTTAGGGAACTTGTAAGGAACTTGTACTTGCCACTTCCAAGCATCACTATTGTTATCAATATAGTAAGGAGTAGACTTGTTAATCATGTCTAAGAAATCATTACTGTAAAGAGAACTCTGAGTATACAAGCTGATAATTTTCTTATCATAATCTGCAGGCTCTGTAGAGTGAAAGCTCTCCAAGTGGTTTGAATCTGTTAACTTACCTACAGCACGCTTATCCATAGAAGCTACTCTAGCGTAAGTAAAACCAGTTAAACCTGGAATTGTTTGAATTGCCATTTTGTTATTTTTTTAATTTTTGTTATATAAATTATTTATGTAAACCATGAAGTTTGAGCAGGCTTGCTAGATTTCACTGAACTTTTACTTGCCTGTCTGGCCACTTCACCAAATAACTCGTTTGACTTTTTAGTGAGACCACTCTTTTGAATCGTAGAGAGAGTGGGATCTTTTTCTAATATTTTTAATAATAGACCAAGTTTTACTTTCTTCTCATGATTCTCAGGACGCTTAAGTTCCAGAATAGTTTTATCAAAGTCTGTGAGAGTTTCACCAGAGTTTGTTTTATACTTATCTGTAATAAGGAAATCTTGTAGTTCACTTGCTAATTTTGGATTAAGAGGTATACCATCAAACTCTTTAGCTTTTAGCTTATCTTGCAATACATTCTGAACATTCTGATAGTATTGTTGCTTAACAGCTTGTTGTTGTTGTAACTCTGAACTCCTTTGTTGCTCTAGTTGTTGAAGCTTTGCAGCTTCTTTCTTTATTAAAACCTTATGGTGTTTTGCAGCAACTGTTTCAAGGTCACCATAATTTTTAAGTCTTTCAATTTCTGTTGTAACATCTTCAGGATCAAAACCTTGATCAGTTAGTGCTTGTTTTAAAACATTAACTTGATTGGCTTCCTGAGACAAATCCATTTCAGCAAAACTCTGAATGTTTCCATATGTACCGAAATATTCTTTAGGATCAACACCCTTAACAAAGATAGCATCAAATGCTTGTTGATAGTCTTCTCCAAATTGACCAATGAAGTTGTTTACCACTTCAATAGCTCCTTTCTTTTTTTCAGAATTAAATCTTTCTAAGAATTCTTCTGGAGTTGATATAGCAACATCTTCTTCATCTTCATCTTTAGAGAACACACCAAGTTTGAATAGGTCTTTAGATAGAGCAGAGAATCTACTCACCTCTTCTTCACCCTCTTCAACCTCTGGTTCAGATGTTGGCTTACTAGTAGTTTTAACAGCAGGAGCATTGTCCTCTTCTTCCTCATCTTCATCATCTCCTCCTAAAAGGAAATCTTGAATAGAAGTAGCACTGTCTTTTTTCTCTGTTGCAACAGCATCTTCCTCTACAGGAGCTTGTGCAACAACTTTTTTCTTTGAACCATTCGGAGGGATTTCATCTGCTTTATTGATATCCTGTATATCATCAGGATTAGTTGTTGATGTTTCAGGGGCAAGCAAATCATTTAAAAGTTCTGCATTACCCAATCCCATTTCCATAGTATTCTCAATACTAAAGTTCCCAAACGGTTGACTATCTAGATTTTCAGCCATATGTAGTTGTTTTAAAATTGGTTTATTGGTGTAAAAGTATATTAGTTTAAGTTAATAGCAAAGAGATAGTATTCCATATAGATGATTATTTTGTATAATATAGCATTAACTTTTTTTACTCTAATCAAGTTTGTTTGTAAATGTATCATTTATAAGCCTAAAACTTCTGATTGGGGCAAGATCTGTAAGTGTAACTTGTTGTACCTCAACTCCCCATTTCTTTGCTTCAACCCTCACCTTCTTAGTTAATAGGTTATCAATCTCTGAATCTGTACACTCATCTAAGGTCATAGACATTATAACATTTTTTATAATACTTGCAGACATATCTGATAGAGCATCTTGTGCATCCCACACTTCTAATAGAAATATTTTAACATCTGCTATTCTATATTTGATTAATCCTTTGACAACAATATTTTGTTTGTCCTTAGTATATAAAGATTGAGCATCAAGACTAAGTGTTGTAATAACCACATGCTGATCTATCACCTCATCAAAGAATGGTATCTTGAAATGTAGCCCAGGTTTGAATACCCTTTTAAAGATACCAAACCTGAGCAATACAGCTTCTTCATAATCTCTAATAATAACTATTGGCTTAATTTCTATCCACCAATTGATTAATAGTTCAACGAGTTTATCAAACATAATTATTTAGTTTTATTCCTACCCTTGGCATTCTCTTTAGCCACTGCTAAATCGTTTGCCTGATTCTCTCTAGCCACTTGTAGCTTCTCTCTTTCTATTTGCATCTTGTCATTGTTCTGCTTATTCTGAGCTTGGATCTGAGACATTTTAATCTCATAATCTTTAGCAGCTTTCATTTGGTCATGAGCTAACTTGCTGGTTTCCAATACATCAGGTGTTGCATTTGCATTTAAATCTGGAAGAGCAGCTCCTTTAGATTCAGCAGCAATCATTGCTATCTGCACCTTATTGATTCTGTCAAGTTCATTCTGATAATCATCATGAGCTTGTTTCTCTTGTTGAGCTTGTTGAGCAGCTGCAATTTGAGCTTCAGATTGTTTTTGCTGTTGATCAAGCTGCTGTTGTTGCTGTTGAGCTTGTTGTTGTTGCATTTGGTCTTGCTTATCTTTCAATGTCTTAAACACTTTCTTCATCTGACGTACAGAGTTAGTTGTGTATAATTCAATGATGTCATGAAGACTTCCACCATTTTGTATAACTGCTTGAGACAATCCTCTAATCTCATCAAACATTTTCTTATCTTCTGGTCTGTTAGTTAAGAACACTTTAAGGTCTCTGAACTTAAGCTCAGAACCATTCACCTGTACAAAAGCAGATTCTCCTTCAGATGTAATATAAGAAATAGTAGACTGAGGCTTTTGACTCTCTATATATAAAGAAGCATCAATCATTGCTTGATATAATTGACCAAGAACATATTCATGGGCTACAAACAAAGGTTCTGTTTGAGAATAGCTTTGTGTAATAGCAGCATTAGTTCCTGTGGCTGATTCACTAGCTGATACAGATCCTAGTCTTTGCTTGGACATACCAATTAGTTCCCAACACTCATTCTTTAATTGCATAGCTAGATTATATCTAGATTGAATCTCCTGCGTACGTGTAAGATCAATATCTCTAAATTGATTAAATGAGCTAGGACTTTTTAAATTCTCAGGACTATCATCAATAAACATCACTCCTCTATTACGAGCTTCCATTTCCCATATATCTAAAGCATCTTGGGCATCACCATCTTTTGGAATAGGGATGTGTCTGATAGATGTAAGATAAACTTTACCCACCTCTTTCTCAAGAAGCTTGTATAACTGATTCATACAAACGTTGTATAACACTTGGAAAGGTTTCATTAAGTCTACTAAGCTTTTAGCTTCTGTATTCTTCACCTCATGAACTAGTCCTATAATAGGGCAATAGTTTAAAAGTTTATATGGTTTAATATGATAGATGTCTGGTCCAATTTTTATTCCTTGATACCATTGGTTAATCCATCCCCATTCTAATGATTGTTCTGTAGGAAGAGTCTTACTCTTATAATTCTCATCAACAAGCATAGATTGCTCATTGCCCATTTCATCTAAATAGATAAGTTTACCTATCTTCTTCTTACTAATCCAATAAGCTCTTACAACAACATACTTATAACCAAAGCTACTAACATTAGACGTTAGTCCTAAGAAGTCTTTAAGTCCATCGTTGTTCTCTTTCATCTCAGACTCAATCATCATTCTTGTCTGTAGAACAAGAGGATCATATGTGTCATACATCACTGAATCTTGTCCAGGAACTGCATCTGGATTACCAAGGTTAGACTCACGTACATTAATAAGACCATAATCCTGAAGAGAAGAACGTAAGTGATCTATCTCATCTTTAGTTAAATCAGGAATACTCTCAATGATTTCAGAAAGCTCCATCACTTGAACTATACCAGCAGCATATGCTCCTTGTGCTCTACCTGTAGGATCTGAAACATATTTTCTATCTGGTGTTGTAAGAAACCATGTATTCTTTGGGTTAGCCACCTCTATATTAAATCCAGTCTTTGAGTTGTCTTCATATATATGAAAGAACTCTCTAGCAGAGATTAAAAGATCCCTAAAGCTATCTTCACTCTTTTCTTTTGTGTTAAACTCAGCTTTCTCAGCAGTGAGTACGTGGTTAGCCCACTTCTCAGCAATAGATGTATATGAATCAAGTTCATCCTTCACCTCATCCATTGTCATTTGCTGTAACTGCTCATCATCTATTTGTTGTCCTTGTAATGCAGCTTTTTCTTGAATCTGTTGTTTAGCTTGATTAATTACATATTCTTGTAATATACCTGTTTTAAATTCAAGCTCTTCAGATTGACTATCACTATCAAAAGCTTTTACACGAAATGCATCAGGTCTTTTAGATATTTCCCCAATCAGTTCATTAATAGGTGTTGTGATGATGGAATACATCTTCACATAGGCTGGTAGTTCTAAATCAGATGTAAGTACATCTGTAAAGCTTCTCACCTGAGCATCTTGATAAAAATCCTCTGGGCGAAGAATACCTTTAATAAGATCATAGTTCTTTACAAATGTATCTCTGTTCTTTACATACTCAGCGTAAGCTTTGTTTGCAAAATAATCCATTGTGTTCTTCACCCAGCTCTCATCTTGTTTTTCTTTGTCAGTTTTAAACTGATCAGGAAATATGTTCAAATAGGCATACCTAATTGTTGCATCTTTCGTATATCTTATAATTGCCATTTAATTATTTTTTTAAAACCTTTAATTAATTTTTTTAAAAAAGTTTCTTTGTATAAAAAATTACATATTTCTTTTGATCCATGTGTTTGGTAAAATTCTCTATTTATTATAGAAAAAATATCTTCTTCTAAAAAATCTTCTATACTCTCTATTTTTTCTGTATAATCTTTAACACCATTCCAGTTAGGAGTATATTTCATCCAACCATTATATGTAAATTCCATTATGTAAACAGTTTACGTTTTTTAGTATTAAATAGTCCTCTAGACTCTGTGAACAATTGATTGTTTTTATTCTTAACAAACATTGCTTTTACTCTCTCATCTCCTGATCCTCCAATCCTACCCATGATAGGATCCATCTTAAGTGCTTGTGCAATAGCTAGTTCTGCAGCAATGATCCTATCAAAGTTACCCTGATCATTATATTGTATAATCTCTTCAAGAAGAACAGGATCAAATATCTTATGAACACCCATCACCTCTCTTATAATATTACCATTCTCATCCTTATCTTTAAATATAACTTCTTCCATATACTTCTTCAAGCATGTGTGAAGGTAGTCAATTATCTTCTGACTAGAACGATGAATTCCATATTCTCTTTTAACTGTTGTGTTAGGAACAATCTCCATAAGCCATTGAGGTTGTTTCTCTAGATAGTGAGCATCTCCTTTAGCTTTCATATATTCAATAAATGATATATCATCATTCTCACACAGTGTTCTAGCATTATAATACTTAATAAGCAATCTAGCTTGTTCTTCCCAAGTTTCTTTCTTATCAGGTCTAGCACAATAAGAAGCTACAAACATATCCTGGTATTTCTCACCAGTGAGATCATGCATTCTTTTATATACATAGACAGATCCTAATGAACTTGAATATGCAGACTTACCCTGTCTATATGGATCCACCCCAGCTACATACAATCCATAAGGAGGGTTTTCTATAGGAAACTCATATATAACTACAGGAGCATCCTTTGCATCACTATTCTTTAAAGGGAAATTGGATATAGGAAGCTTATCTGTAAACTCATGCTTAATAGCTGTCTCATCAGCAAATAGAATAACAGGTGTACCTGTACGCTCTTGCTGTAACAATCTAGACTTCTGTCTTTTTGCTATCTCAATATCGAAGATGTTGGTATCTTCATTTAAGAATATATCATCCACTTCCTGTGGGTAATACATCTTCTCTTTTAAATAGGCAATTCTATCTCCAGCTTTTTTAAGTCTGTTTAAGTTGTTCTCTGTAATCTCTGTAGCTTTCTCTTCATTAGAGACTAACATCTTTACATTATGAAGCTCTGAATCTTGGTCTTTATTTAAGAAAGCTCCTAGTGTAGATTCTTCCTTAGCTTCCATTCTATACTTGTGCCCAATGAACAGCCCATGAACTCTCTGTGTATCTTTCTCATTATTATAATGCAGGAAGTTGAAATTCTCTACATCAAACATAAGGGATTTAGCATCCATGAATTTCTTCATATCACCCCCAGTACCAGTAAGAATTGGAGAACATCCCCAACCATAAGGTGTTGTAAAACCTGGAATGGCAGCTTGTAAACCTCTAAGGAAAGATCCTTTACCAATTTCATCTATAATTAGTTTACGTGGTTTTGTACCTGCAATTGCTTCCTCATTATTACCTTCATCAAGGTTACGAATAAGAATGGAAGAGAAAGGAATACGTTCACCAGACTTAGTCTTTATACCAAGTGTCACCTGGTTCTTCCAGTTATCTTCAATTCTTTGCCACCTCCAAGCTTCAGGAAGGAAGTTGAGGCCCTTATCAATCTTATCTGTAATTAGTTTAATATCTGGGGCATTTAAGCCTGATATGATGTTCTGTGAGTTCTCATCAAATGTTGCACCCCAAGATACATACGATGCTTCTATAACAGATTTAGCCAAACGTCTAATACCAAGTATTAATAGTCCTTTCTTTTCATTCTGTGCCCTATCTATCTCATTGGTAATCACCCACTCATTGTCCCTAAGAAAGGGATTGGCATACTTCTGAGATATACGACCTCTATCATCTATAACATCCACCTCTGTGTGCCACATGTTTAGGTGCCAATACAAAAAGGGGTTAATATAAACCCCATCCATCATTGCTCCATCTAAACATAAACTTTTATGAAAGTCAAAGAACTCTTTGAACTCTTCACTATTTTTATCAGGAATACGCTTCTGATTTATAAACCAATCTTTATAATCTATACTCTGTAGACTCATTTTCTATTCTTTAAGAAGTCTTCAGCCATTGTGCTAAGTTCTCCTTTACCTCTCACTTCCACCTTTGATTCTTCTTTCTCTCTCATACTATCCACTGTTCTAAGAATTTCAGCATAGTCTTTAAGAGCTTGTGTAAGATCTTTTCTTTGAGCTTCCTTATTAGCTATACAAATAGGAATAGCTCCTCCCCCTTTTGTTTCCTTCCAAGCCATTCTATCAGCTAGTGCAGAAAAAGGGTTTGCTTGTATATAATCTTTTAGCTCTTGTAGTTTCGTTTCTAGAAACTCCAACTCATATTCAATGAGAAGAGCTTTTTTAGCTGTTGCCATATGTAATTAATTAATATTCTTCTTCGTCATCCTGCTTAAGGATGTTATCCAAATCCATTCCATCTTTTATAATCTTATCAAGTTCACTCTCATCTGTATGTGGAACATCCATTTCTAATTGTGACTTATACTTATACAAAGCATATTCTAACTCCTTGTCTGTCATTCCCCATACATCCCCATATTCATCAAGAGCTGTTGCAAGGTGCTTACCCAAGTTGTATGTTGGATAGGTTTTGTGCAGTTCTTGGAGAATATGAATCACCTCATTATAATGGTTCCTCTTGTTCATACATTTATATTTATACAATAAGCCCAGCTCCTGTAGCCACTAACTTGCTTAAGCCTGGTTTAATAACATCAGCTAATAGCTTTTGAATAGTGCTGTTTGCTTCTTTTTGTACATCTTCTGAAATGCCTGGTGTAGCACATAATGCTGCAAGCTTCTCAATAACAATCCATGCTTCTACTGCTGGGTTCATATTAAATTATTTATGTCTTCATCAGACAGTTTATAGTTGGTTATATCTTTCTCTGTTATTACGTTAGGCACCTCATCAAATTTCTCTGCAGCTTCTTCTGACATATAGTCTTTGCAAAAGCTTATAGCCATATAATCCTGATCTTCACCCATAGTGCCTATGATGTCAATATAATCTACACCATGGTTATACAAGTCTACGAGGATATCAATTAGATTATCTAAAGGAATCTTCTGTATTGTAACATCATTATTTTCCATTGAGTGCATTTTTAATTTCATGTTCTTTATCAAGGGAATCTATCACTGCTATCCACTTTGGAACCTCTAATGGACACTCACAAGATAGACATCTCACCTTAGCAGACAATGTACATCCACAATCTGTACAATGATCATCTGGTCTTGTTGTACCATGGTTCTTAGAATGTAAGGAACAACCGTTACATATCTCCAACCTAGTTTTAGCCACTTGTTCAATAAGGGGCTTCATGTGAGCAGAAGGAAACAAGTTGTTTTTCCAGCCTTCATACACCTGAGAGAAGTTAATGTTTTTCATTAGTCCTTTCTTTTAGTGACTTAATTTGAGCTATAGTCTTTTCTATTGTAACACTAGCTGAATGCTTTCTTTTCTCAGAAGAATTTACATCATTTAATATGTTTGTTAAAGCTATTAGCTTGACTTCCAATGACTTAAGACGTGTAATTGCTTTTTTATTGTTAAAGAAGAACTTTCCAAACCCAGCTATCTCCACACTATTGTTTAAATCCATTGCTTCATTGGCTGATTGAAACTGATGATTGATCACTGTCTCAACTATCTTCTCACTTGTAAGTATCTTCACTGCTAATGTCCTAACTAGGTAGTCTTTAACAGACATGCTTATTGGCTTATCCATGAACTATCTTTATATCTAACACTAAATCTTTATCGAAGTTAAGGATTATTCTTGGATTAACCTTCACCTTAGTTCCATCCTTAACTAACACACCTATTCGCTTAAGCTTTGATATAATATTATTTATTGTTGGAGGAGTGGTGTTGTATTTAGAACAAAACTCTTCTCTTATGTTAGCATAGCTTATATTACCCTTAATTGCTGTAAAGGCTATAAGCTGAATCTCCCTATGTGTAAGCTTCAACTCATTCAATGTAGACAACAAACTATAATACTTCTCTGCTAAAGCATAACTGTCTTCAACAGATTTTTTAAGTTTTTGTACTATAACAACTTTAGTTTCCATAATTAGTTAATGCAAAGATATACATAATCTATAGACCAACAAATAACTATTCTTATTATTCAAATGACTTATTGCTATATTATGCTGTCTATTATTTAATTAGACAATATATATAAGCAACATCTTTAACCAGCCCCCCCTTTTATTCCCCCCCAAAAATCTGTAATATAATTCACACTACCAAATTTATTTTCTGCAAGGGATTATAATTTAAGTACAACAAGATATTATAATTGAGAGCAAAGTTTAATTTATAGGTGCAAACTATACCTTCTCAGGTATAATGGGTGCTATAAGGAACAATATTATACCTTAATGGGTGTAATAAGACACATTATGTAAACCTATAAGCTGACAATATGTAAAGTTATATAGCTCTATGTTGATATTTATATCCCATAGCAGCTAAAGCCTTTACAATACTATTTACAGAAATTCTTCCTTGCATATCTCTAGTTTCCATATCCATTATGGATTGTTTACTTACACCTAGCTTTTTACCAAGCTCTTCCATGCTTATGTTGTTTTTTAATCTACAAGATTTAATTACACCTATAGGACTAGACTCATGTTGTTCAAATCCATGTTTCCACATTAAATCTTTGTTTAGAGTGGTAATAAACTCATCAAGTTCTAGTGTGTGTCTAAACCATTCTCCACTTGAATGTAAATAGCCAAACTTCAAATGATATAAAAACTCATCCTCTGTTGTACCTTCAATTATTCCTAATACATCCAACTTAACTGGACAACTTATTTGTAATTGACTTAGTCTATTTTGAATGTTGTCTGTATATCCAATCTTTACATACTCTGTGTGCTTAATAAAATATATCATACAGCTTTACTTTTTTACAAAGATAGGGAAAAGTAAAGACATAACCAAATAATAGTAAACCTATAGATTGACAAATGCCTATTTATTGATTGATAACATTGCCAACATAGGAAGTGAAACACAGCCAAATTCAGTAGTTTTGGCTGGGTATAAATTTCTATACTCAGCCAAATGTCCGTTATTACAGACACCTTATCATTGTGCTTGTATGAAATAACATACACTGTATATACAAAACTTTCGTATGACCAGACTATATGTTCCACGTGGAGCCTTCAAAAAATAATTTTTTCCAAAATACTGGGGGCTCTTTATATATGGGAGGGGAGCCTTCACCATATCGCAACCCCCAGAGCAATTTGGGATGTTGGGGGCATTCCCCAGTGAATGGTGAAAGCAAGTCAAATTTAAAATGGCAATTGTTATTGCTTTATTCTTTTGGCAACACCCTTCTAATTCCAGTCTTAACCCTTTGTTCGCATTAACTATTTCATTCATAATTAAAAAACAAACAAAATGGCTCTAAATTTCAAAGTGCGTGAAGCACAAGCAACAGTGAACGCTACATCATTAGGAACAGTAGCAAATGCAATTGGTAAAGGTGGGAACATTGAGTTCATTCCTTCTAATCTAGTTGCATCAGACAGACGATTAGTAGTTATTCTAAAAAAAGCAGATGGTACACAAGAGCAAGTTACTTGTTCACAGGCTGTTAGCGATGGTTTTAGAAGCAAAGAAATTAGTCTTAATCAACTATTAGGATTAGACATTAAAGAACAAGTGAGTTCAGCAGGTGAATTGTACAATTCAATCAGTATGCCTAATAGTAATCAAGGTTTAATTAGTTATGCACTTGATACTATTGCTGTTGAAGAGTTCAAAGTGGAGGCTCTTACAAACGATAAGATTAAAAATCTAATTGCTGTAAGTCTTTAATTGATTGAATAACAGGTGGTTAGCAATAGCCACTTGTTATTCTTCTTTAATTATATATAAGGGTGGGCATTATATGCTTTAGGGTGGGGAATATATTAACATTAATTACAAATAATCTGTTATAACTAATTGATTATCTGTGAGTTAGAGTGTTGATGTATACACTCCTTCCACATAAGACATATATTTTCGATTAACCAAAATGCTAAATACAAAACAATATATATAGCATTAAATAACAATTATTATGAAATATCGTAAAGTTTTATTCAATACTAATGATAAGAAATATCCAACTCTCTTCTTACGTGAAGATGGTGTATATATTCTTATAGATGAATATGGTAATTTAACAGGAGATGGATTTGATGGTGTTGCTGATGTTCTTAAATACTTTCCTCAAGCTGATATTAAAGAGAGCCTGTAATAGGGCTCTTTTCATTTGTTTTAATGCACCATTTCTATTTCCCAAGGATAGACAGATGTAAATAATGCACGATAAATATAAACCACAGCGTGAAACGCAGAAATGCAGTGGAGGAAAATTACATCTGAGTACAGAGGGATTTGTTGCACATGACATACATAAGAATATATAAGCTGAGGCAACATTAAGCTGTATATTCGCTTTATTCATTCATATTAAAAAACACATATATGAAACAATACAATGAAACAATTGAAAAACTAATACATTTAAAAGTGATTAGTCTTGACCAAGTGTTAGAATTTGCTTATGAGTATCATATGAATAAGCAATTAGATCAAATGATGGCTGAACAAGAATGGGAATGTAATCAAGGAACAATGCATAATGTAGATGAAGAATGTGATTGTCCTGATTACAACAGTAACATGGATTGTGGTATGAAAATCGTAAATAAAAAAACAGGTGCAGTTGTAGATTCAGGTTTAGATGACTTTAATGCTCATTTACTAATAAACGAGTACCAAAATGATGATTTTATAATAGTGGATAATACTAATAAAATGATGGAAGAACATCTTGAATCACTCTCTAAATCAAATGATAATGGATAATTACACAGAATTTGACATATATGGAGATGATATATATTATTGTTCTTCATTACAATATTAGTGATTGTTATGGATGTGGTTCATTGAGTAAATGCTCTTTCCCTAGCTCTAGAGTTTGGGTTTATTGCCCATCCAGAATACTAGTCTTACAGTCACATAATAGGTTTGCCCATTTAAACCCAAATAGGTGTTTCGTCCATCGTTGGTGTCCTTAAAAATGGGAACAGCCCAAGCTGCACTATCAGCAATTAGAACATAGAATAGTATATTGTGAATAACAATGGTTATGTTCAATATCTGTAGCATAGATAGGATTAATGAGTCAATGCAGGTTATGTGTTAACTACTAAACACACAAATAGGTGAGAAGCCTATAGGTGAAAAGCCTTGAATTTAATTACAATTAACCAATTACAAAACATTATTAATCAATTAATTATGAAAAAGATACAAGATGATATGACACATCTGACAATATTAAGTAACTCAGAAGAACATTTGTTTCCAGATAATAATAATAAACATGAATATTTAGATACAATAGAAATAGAATTTCTCACTGGTATTAATGATAGTGTTACCAAGAATGGCATTGATATATGTATTAAACAATTTCTTGGCGACATTACATATTTATCATTTAATATCAAAAGATCATCTGCTGCATATTTACACTCATTTTTATCAACTTATTTACAATTAAACGATTAAATTATGGCTATTAAAGGAAAAAAACAAAAGAGATATATAGTATTAGATACAAGAAAGCAAGACTACATCATGATAGGTACATATGATGAAATTAAATATGAGTTTGATGAATATCCTTATACATTTTTAGATGAGGAAATTACATTAGCTATATATGAGCTTGGAGAAATACAAGAGATAAACCTTGTAAGACCAGCTATGTCATTTATGTCTGTCAAAGAAAAGTTACAACAGATTCATAATAACAGAAACAAAATCAATTAGTTATGAAAAACACAATTATTATGTTAGCTTTTATAGCAACATTATTACTCACTTGGATGAGTATTTCTTTTATTGGATGGACTCTTTCAGATGCTACATTCAAAGCTTGCACAACACATGGTGGAACACTTTTAATTATGCTATTAGTAGGATGGATACCATCTGTAATAGTAATAATGGATTTAGATGAATATTTTAATAACAACATTAAAACATGGTAATTATGAAAAAAGACAACATTCTATTCCTCATCGGAGGAACAATATGCTCTGTATGTATGATTTTATTTACAGTAGCATTATTATTTGACAACAATCAACCCACTGATCCAAATGAAGATTGGATAGGTATTACATGGGCAATAGGGTTCTTCATTGGTGTGGTGCTATTTCTTATTGGTTCTATTATTGGACCATCAAACATTAAAACTAAGAAAATATGAGAACAATAGCTAAATTCATATCTGTTGGTATATTTGTTATATCAGCAATATGGTTATTTTGTTACATAGCTTTATTATCAGCACATGCTATTATATATGCTATTAGCCATATTGGATGGACATTGTTATGGTTGATATTAGCATGTATTATTAGTATATTCACATATATAGTAGCTTGTGAACCAGATAATCTAACAGAACATAAATAATATATTATGAAAATATTCTTTGGAGTGGTAATAGCTAATATAACAACTATATTGTTGTTCTGCTATATATTCTTCTTCCCATACAACTTATGGGCATTGACAGGATTATTTGTTATATCATTCTCTGGTTATTTATTATCATATTATATAATTGATGATGCTATTAAAAATAAAGAGCTATGAATAACATATTTGACAAATGTGTACAATTATTACTATGGTTGGCTGGTATTACAGGAATGACATATAAAGAAATTAATGTTGTTATATTCTGTATTATAGAGCCAATCATATTTATTTATTTAATATATAAACTAAAAAACAAACAATGAAAGCAATTAAATTAATCGCAGCAATGGCTATAATTAGCCTATTTTCATCCTCTTGTATTACATATAGAGGAAGTTGTCCAACAACAGATAAATATTTCTTTTACAGACAGCAAAACGTAAGACCATTTCTTTACAAATAAAAATTAACTAATGAAACTTATCGAACTAACCCCAATCGAATTTTACCAATTTAAACAATTGGCACATTTTATCTTCACATATACAGTGCTCAAAGGCTCTGTATTTATAGAAGCAGACATTAAAGCCTTAGAAGCATTAGGCTATTAACTAACTAATAGGACTCTCTTTAATTAGAGAGTCCTTATTAAACTTATTTGTTATGTACGCAAAAGCAAAACTTTTACTATTACACTATATGCCTGATGTATTAACAAAGGGTATGTGGTTTATGAGTATTAAACAGAACAGTTATAATGACCATTATTATTCAGTACATGAACTAAATCATATTCCTATGGATATGGATTCATATATTAATAACAATGGATTTCCTGTTCTCCCTGTTATATATTCAATGTTCAACAACAATCCTGATGAACCTGAATCTATACTAGCTACACCAGAAGAAATTGGTTGGTATGATAAGGGTGATGATAGCGATGAACTATCTAACATTGATGTAAACACCATTAATTATATATTAGAGAACTATGATGGTGAAATAGCTATTGAAATGGAGAATGAACAAGAAGTCTTATTATTCCAAGGACTTGTTACCATTAGAACAACAGATAATGTTCCATATGGTGATGATGAGGATGATAAAGAAGAATGGGATTATAATCCATATGATTATGAATCTGAATAAAACTAATCAATTATGTTAGAAGTATTAAACTTTCTATTTAAGGACAAAGCTCTTGAAGATAGACCAAAACTGTGTGTCATCAAAGTACAATCAACTGTTATACCAGAAGAGCAATTAAGCTATGAAGAATGGTGTAAAGAGCATAGTGTTAGTATTAGATGGCATTCAAAAGAAGGTATTCACAACGCTACCCATATGATGAGTCTGTGGGATCAAGGTTGTAGAATCAAAAGATAAACTTGGTTAGTTTGTATATGTGTAAAGCCTCTTTATTAATTTAGGGAGGCTTTTTTATTAACTCTGAAAGCAAAAATTATAAAAAATGCCAAACTTATTACCATCTAATTACATGAAGAAACCCCAAAAAAGAAAAAGATATAAATATATTTACGATAGGCTTATATCACAATATAAATATACACACGTTATAGGACTAGCTGGTCCAAGTTGTAATTCTTGGTGCAAGAATTTTACTAGTTTTGGTATAAATACATTTGAAATATGGGAGAATGATGCAGCAACAGCTAAAAAACAAGCTAGAACTATAAAATACCCTAAAGCAAGATTAAGAATAGGTGATATAATACAAGCTAATCCTAATAGAGTGAAAACATTATATGAATGTGATTTTACATTAGGTGTATATAGAAGCTCTGAGTATATTGCTAAATTTAGAAACAATTTTTTAATGACATTTTGTATTAGAAAAATAGGTACAGAACGTACAATAGCTGAATTCTTTAGAATTAGAGATGAGGTGATTATATCTATTACAGATGTATATGAAGAAATTACCCATAAAATTATTAAAACTAACGTTGGTGAGTATATATATGCTACATATAGAGACTTAAATGGACCACCAATGTGCTGTATTGCTAAACTTTAAATATGAAATCATTAAAAAACAATGAATTTAAATTATGTACAGGATGTAAAAAAGAATTTCCAAATAATACAGATTATTTCTTTCATGCCAGACAAAAAAATAAAGATGGTACATATAGGCATTCATTAAGAGGTAAATGTAAACCTTGTTATATAGGTCCACCTAAGGAAAAGATTGTAAGAACACATAAAACTTGTACAAATTGTCATATTGAGTTTCCTAATACAATAGAATATTATAGATTTATGAGAGATATAAAAGGATGTAAATATCTAAGAGCTTGGTGTAAAAAATGTGAAATTGTAAGAGGTAGTAAATATTCCCTTATTAGAGATCATAAAAGAAGAGCTAAAGAATTAGAACTTACAGTTGAAGAATATTCTAAAAATTCTAGATTATATTTAGGATGGGCAGCTTATAAATCTAAATTTCCTGATTCTAATTATGATGAATACATAAAACATAAAACATCTTCTAGAGAAAGACATGATGCTGTAAGAAAAATAAATAGAGATACTCTTAGTAAAATTTATGTAAAACAAATGTTGGTTAAGAGAACAAACATATCAATATCGGAAATTGAAATGCATCCTGAACTTATAGAATTAAAACATAAACAACTTAATCTTTATAGACAATTAAAACAAAATGCCAACAATTAACATACCAAATAGAATATGTTCTCATTGTGGTGGCACAATGTGGTATACATATGTTGATAGAAAAAAAGGAGCAGTTTATTCTTGTCCTATTGCAAAAAAAGAAAGCAATAAAAAATGGATGTATAAAAATCCTGATAAAATAAAAGCAAAAGATAAAAGATCAAAAGATAAGGTTAAAGATACAATTGGATATAAAAGAAAAAACTTAGAAAGAGCTACTGCATATAATAAAAAGTATCCTGAAAAATCAAAGGCTCATATCAAAAAATGGATGGTAAAAAACAAAGAAAGTTTAGGTGATTATTATATTAAAATATTAATATGTAGATCTGAAAAATCATTTAAAATAAATGGTATTGATATACCACAAGAACTTGTAGAATTAAAACGTAAAGAACAACAATTAAAAAAACAATTAAAAAATCAAACAAATGGCAAGTAAAGTAATTAAAACAACAACAGTTACAGAAGTAATCGAAGTAACACGTGAAATGGGTGATAAATTATTAACCCTATATCACAAAAGTAATGATTTAAAAGTAGGACAAACAGCATTAGATGCTTATAAAACAGCAATATCAGCTGCTAAAGTTCAACTTATATACAAAAAATTAACAGGAACTCCAGGAGAAATAGATTTTCTAAAATAAACCAAAAACACATATATATGCCAACTTTAATGTATTCAAGCAAAGATTACACCAGAACAGAAATTTTAGTCTATAGCCCAATGGCACAAATAGACCAAGTGGTTGATACCTTTGTTGATAAACTGTTCTTAAGAGCAGCATCAAAAAGACTATCTATTACAAACAATAGATATTTCTATGCACCATCTGATGATTACAAGATTAACAAATCAAAGTTCATTAGAGCAAGAAATGTGTAAATATTTTGCATTTTTTGTTTTCATTTCTTGGATGTGGTTGCTCTATGAATTTCATAGGGCACCATTCCTAGATGAAAATGGTCATATTAAAAAGAAATAACATGGAATATACATCTAATTGTTTATTACAAGAGGCTCAAATAGAGCTTTTAAAGAATAAAATACAAGAATTACAGGATGAGAATGCTGCTTTAATGAAGCAATTACATCCTGCAGGAGAACAAGAATACGTAACAACAGTAACTAAGCCATATAAAATAATTAAAGATGGAAAAAGAAAAACAATACATAGTGATATGTGATAATGAATTATGGGTAACAGGTACAAGACGAGATGTAATGATTGATTTTATTAAAGATTCTGAGGCATATGTAAACTATGCTAATGATATTAAAATATATGAGCTTGGTGAACCTATACCATTTTCACTTATCACTCCACAAATAAACTTTTAAAGATGACAACAAAGAATAGAACAAACATACAAGCTTATTTCTTTATGAGTATTAATGATGGTCAAATAGATGTTAATTTATGTGGTGATACAGATGTATTATCAGCAGCATTTGCTCAATTGATTATTAGTAAAAGAAAAGAAGAAGCAAGTATAAAAAAAATAATAGTTGATGCTATTGGTATTTCAGCTAGTACACTTAGAGATACCATCATCACTAAAAAGGGCAATATATTGCCTAAAAAGAGTAAAAAATTATAAAAAGTAATAAATGCACATTCGGATGTGCATTATAATGCCTAAATTAATGTTTATGAAAAAAATAATGTTTATTCTATTTACATTTAGTACATTTACTACATTTGCACAATACACTGCTGTTAAAATAGAAGATGGTGTATACATTAATAAGGATTGGAAGTTTAATACACCAGTGGTAGTTAATATCCCTGTTGTATTTAATTATCCTCTTGTTGCTGTAGGTGATAGTATATATAAGATAATTGATAACATGGGTGATACAACAATGCCTGCATATAAACTATATGTATCACATTGCATCACTACACAAGGATCAATAGGTGTATTAGCTATTACAGAATACAGAGATGGTGTTTATCATTTATCTATATCATATGGTGATGTAATGAGAAGGTATATATTACAAGCCAAAAATGTTTCAATTATAATGAAATAATTATGAACAAATATTTTGCATTGTACGAAAATTTCTATAGATTGCCTAAAAGAATACAACGCTATTATATATTAAGTATGTTATGGTGGTGTATAAAAGCATTCTTTAAAACATTTAAGAAATGAATATATTAGTGTATGACATAGAAACAATGCAAGAATTGTTTCTAATTGATATTTATAATCCTCAGACAAATGAGCATCATGAGTTTATTGTGAGCAATTGGCAGAATGATTTAGATGGTATGATTAAGTTCATTGAGCTGCATAATGAATATTATTTTGTAGGTTATAATAGCTTACGCTTTGATAGTCAGGTGGTTGAATGGATTATTAAAAGCAATGACAATTGGTATGAGCTATCTAATTTAGAGATATGTGCTAAAATAGCACAGAAAGCTGCTGATGTAATTCATGATGCTAATTTTGATGTGTTTCCTGAATATAGAGAGGAACAATTAAGTTTCAAGCAAATAGATCTTTTCAAGGTGAATCACTATGATAATAAGAACAGACGTGTTAGTTTGAAGAGATTAGAGTTTGAAATGGATCTTGAGAACATTGAAGAGATGCCTATTCATCACACTAAAACAAATATGACAGAAGAGGAAATAGAAATAACTAGAAACTACTGTCGTAATGATGTTTATGCTACATATGAATTCTATAAGGTGACTGTTGGTAATTGTGAACATCCTTTATATAAGGGTAATGATCAAATAGGATTGAGACTAGATATACAAGAAGAATTTGGTATACCATGTTTAAACTATTCTGATAGTAAGATTGGTGATGAGATGATTAAGAAGTTCTATTGTCAAGAGAAGAGAATATCATATACTGATTTACCAAAGAAAGGATTTTTTAGAAAAGAAGTGGCTGTTAAACAATGTATAGCAGGTTATGTATCATTTAAAACAAAAGAGCTACAACAATTCTTAATTAGAATTAGGAAGATGAAGCTTGGAACCAAAGATGATTTCAAAGAATCTATTAGCTTTTATAACAATGTATATTCATTTATGAAGGGTGGTCTTCACACAGAAAACAAACCTGAAATATTTGAGGCTGATGAAGATCATTTAATCATTGATTGGGATGTTTCGTTAACAATATGGCGAAACTAAAATTCCTTAAATTGACGGGAACCTCCTTAGAGATTAACCTACCAAGCTATAGTAGAAATACATATAGTGGCTGAACTAACTACTCAGGTATGGTAAAAAAGGTTAATATTGGACAATCCGCAGCCAAGGGTCTATAGTGAAATAGATCAAGGTTCAGAGACTAAACAGGGAACATTTAACAATTAATTAATATAAGTGTCTTGGTTCTATCCATGTAATTACATATATTTGTAGTATGAAATTGAATAGAAAAGAACACTTAAACAAAAGTGGTATATATTGTATACGAAATAAAACAAATTCCAAAGTCTATATTGGAAAAGCTATTGACATTTATAGAAGAATCAGACAACATATTAACCTTCTCAATAAGAAGAGTAAAGATGAAAATGAACATTTTATAAATGCTTGGCACAAATATGGAAAGGAATCGTTTGAATACTTTGTAGTAGAATATTTACCAGTTGACCTATTAAAAGAACGAGAGTTATATTGGCAAAGAATTTATAAATGTACTGATAGAAGTAAAGGATATAATTTTAGAGAAGATTCTGAAACAGGATGTATTGTTTCTCAAGAAACAAGAAAAAAACTTAGTGAAGCTCAAATTAAGAGATTTTCTGATCCAAAAGAAAGACTAAAATCTAGCCATACTTATTGGAAAGATAATCCAGAGGCTACTAAAGAAATGGCAAAGAAAGTTTCAGAAGCTACAATTAAATATTATATTAATCAGTATACTAAAGATGGTCAATTTATAAAAAGATGGAATTCTGTAAAAGAAATTACAGAACAAAATCCTAATTATAAATGGCAGCAAATATATGCAGTTTGTTCAGGTCACAAACCTTCAGTTTATGGGTTTGTTTGGAAAAAAGAATTAAAAGTTGAATGATGATATAGTCCAGCTATAGTTGAAAGGCTATAGGTTAAGCATATTATCCTGCTATCATTATTAACAATGGACGCTATCCAGGACATTTAGGAAAAGAATTCTTAAGTGGATACAAGCAAATGTTTAACAAGAGACTAGAACTCAAACCTTTAGCTAAAAAAGATAAAAGAATAAAAGGTATTGTAGGAGCTCTTAAGCTTGCTGTAAACTCTGTGTATGGTAAGTCTAGTGATATGCAAAACTGGATTTATGACAGACAACTAACCATGTTCACTACCATTACAGGTGAACTATCATTAATGATGTTAATTGAAGCATATGAATTGGAAGGAATACATGTCATTTCAGCAAATACAGATGGTGTTACTATTGAGATCCATAAAGAAAAGCTGGAGAAAATGTTTGAGATTAATGAGTGGTGGCAAACTCTAACACAATATGAGTTAGAACGCACTGATTATCAGAAGATTATCTTCAGCACAGTGAATGACTATATAGCAATTAAAACAGATGGAGAAATCAAAAAGAAAGGTGATTTCCTTACAGATTTTGAATTACATAAAAACAAATCTGCCAGGATTGTACCAATGGCTCTCGAACAATATTATGTTCATAATATACCTATTGAGTCTACTATTAGGAATCATACTAACATCTATGATTATGCATTAAGACAGAAAGCTAGTAAGGATTTTCATTATGAAGGAGTCAAATCAGGTAAATCTTTAAGCATATTAACAGAAGAAGAACTTCTTTATAATGGTTGGATAAAATATGAAGGTGATTCATGGATTAAAAAAGAGTGGGTTGACCAGCAAAAACCATATGATAGAATGGCTACTTCTTTTGAGAATGCTATAAGTTTTGTTAATACAGATTTAAGATGCAAAGAGAATAAGACCATATATAATAAGCTTATTCGTTATTATGTTTCTAATACAGGAGAGAAGCTATTAAAGGTGAAAAATCCTGAATGTATAACTAATGCTGTTGATATTAGCCAAGTGGAAGCAGGTGAGTGGGTAATGCATGTATGCAATTTCCTACCAAAAGACCATCCTCTTGATAATATCAACTATGAGTATTATATAGAGAAAGCTCAACGTATTATAGATAAGATACAATTAGGTGGTAAGAAAAGAAAAGTCAATATTGACAAGAACCAACTTTCCTTATTTTAATAACTATAAAAATGAATCAAAATCAAATTATTTCTCAAAGATGTGCTGAAGATTATGATGACTCTTATTATGTAATCATATATAAAACAAAAAATGGACAGCAGATTGAAAAACCTTATGAAGATGATGAGAATGGAACACTTTTACCAGTTGCACTGTTAACAGTATTTTGTCATCCTAAAATAAATAACTTATGAAAACAGCAGAACAAAATGCACTAAATCTAAGTTTTATATATTATGCTTGTGATGCAGAAGAATCATTACCTATTGGAGCATCTAATACTTGGGAAGGTCTACTAGAAATAGTAGATGATTATATGGGTGCTAATGAGAAACATAAGCATTCAGCTGTAAGAATTAAATATGTACCATTTAATAGTAAATATCCCTCAGAGTTTGAAGGCACTATATATTATGAAACCCCTGAACCACAATCTGTAAAAGTATATACAGTAGATTTTAATTATAAAAAAGACTTATGATACAAGACCTAAATGAAATTAATTACTCAATTAATGAGGGTAGATTATTAATGGCAGCGTTAGCAATTATTACTACTGAATGTAGAACAAATAAAACACCTGATGAAGTTATTGAGGAATTAAATAAATTGTCAGAACATATGTTTAGAAGTGAGCCAAAAATAGAAAACCAAACCTATAACCAAAACAAATAACCTATGGGGAAATCACAATTTAAATTTGCAGCTGATATAATAATAGACAGCTGCATAGAAAGAGGGATAGAATACCAACGTTCAGACTATTATTGGGCTTATAGAATATTGTTTGAAAAGTTTGATAATAAATTTGATATAGAAAAATTTGATAAATACATAGAAAAAAGAACATAATGGAAAAATTAAATGAAAGACAGAAAGCTGCAGAGCTTGTACTAGACTATTTAGCTATTGTTGGTGATATAAAAACAGCTAAAGATTGTGCTGTAAAGCTAGCAGATGAGATGCAAAAACAATTTATTAATGACAATGATAAGTATTTAATGTGGAATCATATCGTTGTTGAAATACTATCATTCTAATGGCAAAGATAAACAGAGAGAATTTAGGTGATCATTTAGTTGATTATCAACTAGGTATGGTTGGTAAATCTACTCAAGAAGCATATATGACCAAAGACTGGTTTACTAAATGGACCATGACACAGGAACAACATGATGCGTTTAAAGCATATGCTATTCCATTAATAAAAAAAGTATTTAAAATAAACAAAACAAGAGCTGAAGCAAACTTTCAATGGTTTGATTTAGGTTTTGGGCTGAGGATTAAAGATTAAAACTATGGGAGCAACACAATTTAAAACAAGAGGATTTGGTAAAACAGCATCAGAAGCATATAGAAAAGCTTGTAGAGAAGCTGAAGATGAATATGGTCATCAAGATGGTTATAATGGTACTATCAGCACTACAGCTGGATTTAGAGATGAAACAGAAGCATATAAGAAAAGTAAGTTTGATGATGATTATGCTTATATACGCAATAGATTTGAAACTATGAACAAAAGAGACTGTTCAGCTATATGTATTAAAGAACCTATTGGTAATAACAATAAGATTAAAACACAAGTGGAACACATTGTTGAATCAGGTACAAAGAAATGGGTACTTAGATATGATGTACAACATGGTGATCATTTTATTGGAGGTTGGCCTACAAAAGGTGAAGCATTAATAGATGCTCGTAAGTATACAGAAAAGAATCAAGTTAGTACAACAATTGTAATGAAAAAGTATTTAGAAAAAGGTTCTAACACAGTGGCTAAAATTACATATAAGAAAGCCACTAATGAAAGAGATGGTGAGTGGATCTTTTTTGGTTATGCAGCTGAATAACACAAATCAATATGAACAAAGAATTTATCCCTTATGAACAAGCATTAGAACTTAAAGAGTTAGGTTTTGATTATTACAATATTGCTTGGTATGCTGTTATTGATGAAAAACCAAAGATAGTGTTTCTAAATTATGGAAGTCATTTATGTGCACCACTTTACCAACAAGCATTTCGTTGGTTTAGAGAGAAGTATGGTTGGATTGGTGGAGTTAGGTTATTAACCAATTCTGTACCTGGAATCATTGGAGAATTTACAAAAGATAAAGATTATAGTTTCATGATAATTGGTACTACTTATGAAGAAGCAGAACTAGGTTGTCTTAAAAAATTAATTGAAATAGTAAAAAACAAATAACATGAAAACAGAAGATGTTATAGCAAAATATCCAAAGATATTTGCTGATTATGAAGGTAATCCAGGTAGATGTAATTGGTATGGTGTACCAGATGGTTGGTTACCAATAATAGATGACTTGTGTGGTGCCATACAAGAGTATATAGATAAACACAGTCATTCTATTGATAACCCTGAATATGTAATAGGATCTGAATGGAATTTAGATGATGTTACCACTCATAGGTATATACAAAAGCATCCTGATCAAGTAACCTGCACACAAATGAAAGAAAAGTTTGGTGGACTGAGGTTCTATGAAAATAATGGTGATAGAAAAGTAGATGGTATGATACATTATGCAGAATATCTAGCTGATAACACATGTCAAGATTGTGGAACCAGAGAAGATGTTGGTATGATAACATCAGGATGGTTAAGCACAGTTTGTAGAAATTGTGCAATAGCTAGTGGTGATAGAGCAATGGGTGCTTGGAAGTCTAATAATACACCTAAAGAAGAAACAAAATGATATTTATATTATTAACCATCTATCTATCAGTCATAGGATGGATTGTGTATATAATTACACATGAGCCATATAATGATGTTGATGATGAAGAAAAAAATTAAAATTTATGCCAGATATAAGTTGTTGCAAAGGACAAGATTGTCCATTGAAAGAAACATGTTATAGATTTACAGTGAAACCTGATCCATATTGGCAATCATATTTTGGAAATCCTCCTTATGATTATGAAAAGAAAGATTGTGACTATTATTGGAAAACAAAAGAAAAAGAGCATGAATAATTCAATAATTAATTACGATATTGAGCGAGAATATCTCACTGATTTCATATATTTGCTAGAGGAAGAAGCTTTAATAGATGAGAAAATACGTAGAGAATTTAACAAAAAGCAGCCTGCACAGATAATAGTTGTTAACAAAGATAAATTGAAGAAACAACATGAAAATAAACATAACGCTCTTCCATTTTGAACAAATACTATCATCTGGATATAGTCTTGATTTATTGTATTTCTTAAAGCTTGTAGAAGAAGGAGAAGATGTAACACAATTATGTGAGAGTGAAAAGCTCAGTGTGTTGTGTCAATCTGCAAGAAGAAAGGGATTGTTATCAGAAGCTTTTAAAATCACTATGATTGGTAAAGCTGTATTAAGCTTCTTAGATGAGGAAATTACAGCAGAAACTAAATTAGTTAAGAAGAAACCAAATTTTGAAGATTTTGAGTTATGGTGGAAAACCTATCCAGGCACTGATACATTCACACACAAGAATCAGAATTTTGTAGGTACTAGAAGTATGAGAGTTAAGAAAGATGAATGCAAGGTGAAGATTAACAGTATTCTAGCTGAAGGTGAATATACTATCAAGGAAATGATAGCAGCATTAGAATACGAAGTGTTACAAAAGAAAGAGAATTCTGTAAAGGTGAAGACTAACAAACTTACTTATATGCAGAATAGTCTAACTTATTTAAATCAAAGAAGCTTTGAACCATTCATTGAATTAGTTAAAGAGGGTAAAAAGGTTATAGAAGAACCAATAGTTAAAGGAGGCACAGATATATGACACCAAAAGAAATGTATTATTAATATAAATGTTGTATATTTGTATTATGAAAGAAATAAAACAATATCCAAATTATTTTATAACTGAAGAAGGTTTAGTATTTAGTTCTAAAACAAACAAATTTTTAAGGTTTAGTTATGACCAACAAGGTTATCAAAGAGTAGGTTTATATGCAGGAAACTATAAAAGTAAAACTATAAAAGTACATAGACTTGTAGCTGAAACATTTATAGATAACATTGAAAATAAAAAAGATGTCAATCATATTGATGGGAATAAGTCAAATAATAATGTTTCTAATTTAGAATGGGCTACAAGAAGTGAAAATATAAAACACGCTTTTAAAAGCGGATTAAAAACTATTACTAATAAGCAAATAGATGGTGTTAAAAAAAGATTTAGCAAAAAAGTATTAGATACAAAAACAGGAATAATATATAATTCTTTAAAAGATGCATCAATCGAATTAGGTATTAATTATCAAACATTAAAAAATTACTTTAGAAGTAATAGAAATAATAAAACAACATTAATATGGAGCCAAAATTAAAAGCAATAGAATTATTTGAAAAATTTAATAAACCTGACACTACACACTATCTCTATGTCCACAATGCTCAACAATGTGCATTAATAGCAGTAGATGAGATATTGAATATAAATTCTGTTGATAAAGATTATTACTTATCTGATTATTGGCAAGAAGTTAAACAAGAAATAGAAAAACTATGAGTTTTGAAATCCTTAAAAATGAAGTGCAAGCAGGGCTTGATGGACGCAACAATGGTATCCCTATGGGCTTTAACAGGCTTAATAGATATATAGGTATCAGGAAGTCCATGTACACCCTGGTTGGTGGATTAACAGGATCTGGTAAGACTAGCTTCATTGATGATGCATATGTTCTTAATCCATTTGATTGGTATATAAGCAAAGCTAATACAACAAATATTAAGCTTAGAGTTATATATCGTTCTATGGAGAGAAGTGGAACATATAAATTAGCTAAATGGATCTCTAGAAAAATCTTCATAGATGAGGGAATAATCATTCCTGTTAATAAATTATTAGGTTGGACTGAGAAAATGACCAAAGATGAACATGATTTGTTTCTAATGTATGAAGATTATGCTGCACAAATGAAAGAGGTTGTTACAATTATCAGTGGACCAGAGAACCCAGTGGGAGTTGCTAAAGAGTTGAAAGACCATGCTTTAGAGAATGGTAGGATAGAACAGTTAGATAAATACAATAAGGTTTATATTCCCAATAATGAGAATGAAATAACTATTGTTGTTATAGATCATATTGGCCTATTAAAGACTACAACAGCACAGCCCACTAAGAAAGCAGCTATTGACAAGATGAGTGATGAGCTTAGGTATGCTAGAGATTTCTATGGATATAGTCCTGTAGTGGTGAGTCAGTTTAATAGAGACATTAGTAATCCTATTAGAAAGAAGAATGGAGATGTTGAACCACAGCTAGAAGATTTTGCTGATAGCTCATCTACACAAAATGATGCTGATATTGTACTATCACTGTTTGATCCTATAAGATATAAAGTGTTAGATCCTAGTGGATATGACCTTACAAAACTTACAGATCATTATGGTGCTAAGTATTTTAGAAGCCTTAGATTGATTAAGAATAGCTATGGTGAAGATGATGTACGTATTGGTCTAGGTTTTCTAGGTCAAATTGGTATGTTTAAAGAACTTAAAAAGCAAAGAGATATGGAGATAGAAGATTATGATTCAGTAATAGATAAAAGTTTTTTCTTAAACAAATAATATGAATATTAAAACAAATGTATATAACACCTTACCTAGTAAGAAGGATCATTGGTGGCAGATAGTGTTTCTACCAACGATTAGTATGATGAATAACATCCAAAAGAAGGATCCATACACAGCAGTTAATTTTGAATGGCTATTTTGGTCATTAACTTTTATAATTTCATAACATGGATAAGCAAACATACTTAGCATATAGATCACGAAATAATGATGCTATATTATATGAGTATTATTTAGAACATCGTGATAGTGATAAACATAAACTTTTATCAAATTCTGAGTTTCAGCTATATATAAGAATGTGGGCTAATCCTTTGGCAAATCTATTTTTTGAGATTTGTTCTCGTTATGATGAGAAGTTTAATGTAATAACAATTCTTGATAAAGACGGTAAACCAATAGCTTATGGGTAATACAATAAGAGACCAGAGACAAGCAGAATTTGCTGATGTATGGTTAAAAGAGAAGTTTGGTATTCTTAATCTATGTCCAAGGTTTGGTAAAATCTTTACAACAATCAACATCCTACAAAAGCTTGATAAGCATGCTACAATATTGATTGCTTATCCAGATGTAAAGATTAAAGAATCTTGGGAACATGATTTTGTTGCTAGAAAGTATAACAATCCAAACATCACCTATACAACACACCTATCTTTACATAAATACAAGGATAAGTTGTTTGATTTGGTGATTATAGATGAGATACATTTATTGTCTGATGCACAGCTAGATGCTGCAGAAGAACTCCTGCTTGAAAACATGTATGTTCTAGGGCTTACAGGAACTCTTGCTAGAGATACAGAGCTAGAACTATTAGAGCGTCTAGAATTGCCTGTAATAGCTGAATATCCTATAGAACAGGCTATTAATGAAGGAGTTATTGTGGATTATCAAATCACAATAAAGCATGTGCCATTAGATAATAAGATAAAGATTAACTACAAGGATAAACTAAAGACAGAAAAGCAACAGTTTGATGCTTATGGTTGGGTGATTAACAAGGTTCAGGCACAAGGAAAGGACACAATGTTCTTAAGACTAGCTAGAATGAGAATCATCCAGAACAGTCTTGCTAAGTTACAAGCAACTAGAGAGCTATTACAAAAGCATACAGATGAACGTATATTGGTTTTCTGTGGTGTAACAGCAATAGCAGACAATCTTGGTATACCATCTTATCATAGTAAATCTACTGAGAAAGATGTGTTTGCAGAGTTTGCTGAAGGAAAAGGAAATCATTTAGCTGTTGTGAAGATAGGTAACACAGGAGTGACATATAAACCACTTAACAGAGTGATTATCAACTACTTTGATAGCAATGCTGAGAATTTAGCTCAAAGGATAAACAGATGTATGGCTATGGAATATAACACTCCAGATAAGAAAGCCCATATATACATCATTTGTTCCAATGAAGAGGTGGAAATAAAGTGGCTTAAGAAAGCACTAGAGTTTTTCGATAAAAGTAAAATTAAATATGTATGATAATTGAATTAATAGAAGAGAAAAAAGTAGGACATGAAACTTTCTACTCAGTGATACAAGATGGTAAATTTGTATCAGGATCTTGTTATAAAGAGAAAGCTGAGGAACTATATGAAACAATAGTAAACCAACGGAAAAATGATGAAAAAGACACAAAAATTATTTTGAAATCTGAAGAAATAATTGTATCTTAGAAGCATAAAATAACTAAATATTTAACTATGGCAAGCAAATTGATTGGGATTGTAGGTCAAACAGGCACTGGTAAATCCACTGCTATTAAACACCTAGATCCAACAGAAACCTACATTATTAATGTAGCAAAAAAGGAACTACCGTTTAAGGGTTCTGAGAAGCTATATAACGCTGAAAACAAGAATTACAAGGAAATTGATGATGCTAATGAAATCACTCGTTTATTGAGGAACATTTCTGATAAGGCACCACACATCAAGAACATCATTATTGAAGACTCTAATTACATTATGGGATTCAGTATTGTTTCTAAGGCTACAGAGATTGGATTTACTAAATTCAGTATTATGGCTAGAGATATGGTAGATTTATTCAGAGAAGCTCGTAGATTGAGAGATGATTTAAAAGTGTTCTATTTCTCACATCCTGAAACTATTGAAGATGGTGGAGAGATTATAGGATATAAGATTAAGACAGCAGGTAAGCTGATTGATAATCAGATTGTTCTAGAGGGATTGTTCACTGTGTGTTTGTACACATATGTTGATGAGAACAAAGATGGTTCAGCTACATATAGTCTATTAACTAATAGATATAAGAAATACCCAGCTAAGAGTCCAGACGGAATGTTCCCAGAGGTTAAAATCCCAAATAATTTACAGACAATTGTAGATTCTGTAGATGCCTATTATAAATAATAAAAACTAGAAAACAATGAGTAACATTGGAGGAGTAAAAAGAGAACAACAGCAGTTTGAAAACACAGAATTCGTAAAGAAGGTAGGACTGTTTGAAGCAAATGTAATTGCAATTAATCCTGATGCTGAAGAGTATAAGGACTTGCTAGGTATGGAACTTAAAGAAGACAGTAAAACTGTTGAGTATTTAGGAACTAGTAAAGAAGGTGGTAACAAAACCTTGCGTGTAGACTTCTGGTTAGAAGAAATCAAAAAGAAGGATAAACTTAAGGTGACATTCTTCTTAGAGAACAAAGAGAAAGAGAATAAAGATGGTACTAAGAAGCAGTATATCAACAATGTTGGTCAATGCTCTTGGGCTGATGATCCAAACAACTTACCAACCTGGTTCTCTAATAGAGACTATCGTGTAGCATTTGTGGGAGAGGAAGAATTATATAACTTCTTACGCACATGGTTAGGTAATCTTGATTTAAGAAATGCTGAATCTACATTACAATTAGATTGGAGCAAGTTAATGAAGGGTAATGTTAAGGATTTGAAGAGTCAAATTGATGGAGAATGGTGTACAAGCACATTAGCTTTAGCAACAGTGAAAACTGTAGAGAAAGATGATGGTGTTAAAGAATATCAAGGTGTTTATAACAAAGCTTTCTTACCTGCTTATAACCTTAAGCAATTTAGATTGGTTGATTATGGCAGAACAGATGTTCTTAAAAAATTACGTGCTAAGAAATCTAAAGACTTAAAACCTCATGAAAGGTTTGTAATTAATGTCACTGGTGAATATGGTTGTAGAGACTATTATACATTCAAGGACATTAAAGACTATAATACAGATGATAATCTAGTAGCTTCGGATAAGGTGATAGCTGAAGATGATGCTGACTATTAATAATTAAAAATTATAAGAAAGCCTCATCAAACTTGGTGGGGCTTTTTTATTAAACCTGTATTATGATTAAAGGAGTGAAAAAGACTATGCTTAGCATGGATGCTATTCTTAGTAGAATATCTGAATATGATATATTTAGATATTATATGCCCACTCATGATTGGAAGTTGAATGTTGTGACATATTCTCCATTCAGAAAAGAGAATAATCCTTCATTTGTTATTGGTAATAAGCTTGGTTATTTATCATTTATTGATTTTGCTGATACAAGCAGACGTGGTGATTGTTTCAACTTTGTACAAATACTATTCAATCTTCGTGATAACAGTGAAGTGTTAAAGCTAATAGATAAAGATTTCAACCTAGGATTTGCTAGTGGTGTATATTCAGATGATTATAAGAAAATAGTGTCTGAATACAAGCAACCAGAAGAAATAGGTAAGAGATATTCTTTAATCCAGGCTACCACCAGAAAGTTTACACAAGAAGAATTAGCGTATTGGGCTGAATATCATCAGGATATACAAGATCTTAGAGACAATAACATATATTCTATTAAAACACTCTATCTAAACAAATCTAAATTTCCTCTTAAAGAGAATGAATTAAGATTTGGTTATCTGTATGGTGCAAGCTGGAAGATATATAGACCATTTGCTGATAAAAAGAGCAAATGGATGCCTAATAATGTTCCTATTACAACAATGGATGGTTTACAAGATGTAGAAGATTGTAAAATAGCATTCATTAACAAGAGTAAGAAGGATTATATGGTGATGAAGAAGATATTTCCCTGCAGTTGTGCTGTGCAGAATGAAGGTGTTGGATGTTTCTCACATGAGAATGTAGAATATTTAAAAGCTAACAGTGACCAACAGATATTGAGTTTTGATAGTGATGTTACAGGTGTACAGAATAGTCAACAGATTACAAAACTGTTTGATTTTGGCTATTGTAATGTTCCTAAAAAATATCTAACAGAAGGTATTAAAGACTGGGCTGATCTTGCAAAGATTTATGGTATGAAAACAGTTGAACAAATTTTAAAACAAAAAGGTATTTTATGATACAAAGAGAAAACAATTTAGGTGATTTGATAGAAGCTATTCAAGATAATATAGAATGGCTATCTACATCAGATGAAGATGATATAGAATGCATAAGTATAGAAAATTTAGAAGGAATTTTAGGTTTATTTTTTAACAAGAGAATTAAATTAACAATCGATGAGTCAAAGTAAAACAACTTACACAACAACAAAGGGTGTATTGCTTAATGCTACACTTCCTGCACAGACAAGGACATATAAGCCTGTTACACATGGTCAATTAATAGACCTAACATTAAATGGTATTGAGAAAGCTGGTTTCAAATTAGATAAGGAAACATATTCAGCTGCTATTGATGGACAAATTGCTAATGGTAAATTTAGTATTAGTAATGTTGCTGATAGTGAAATGCAATTAGAGATTGGCTGGCAGAACAGCTATAATAAAACGCTTACATTAAAGTTTGCTATTGGTACACGTATATTCATTTGTCAAAATGGTTGTGTATCAGGAGATTATGGAGCTTTTAAGAAAAAGCATCAAGGAGGAATTCAAGAATTTACACCACAGGCTATCACAGATTATATAAAGCAAGCAGGTGATTCTTTCCAATTGATGCAGACACAGAGACAAGATATGAAGCAAATAGAACTTACACGTAGAACTAAAGCTGAATTGATTGGTAGAATGATGATTGAAGAACAATTCATCACATCTACACAATTGAACATCATCACTAGAGAGTTAAAAGCTCCTACGTATAACTATGGTGCTCCAGATAGTCTTTGGGAACTATATCAATTTACAACACAATCAATGAGAGAGGTACATCCTACATTATGGATGGACAGTCACATTGATGCTCATAAGTTCTTCACTGATTACACAATGGTACCCACTGGTACACTTGCACCAATGCCAGAAGTAAACTTTGAAGAATTAATGCATAGTCAAATTTCATTATTTTAATATGAACTGGATAAAGTTCCAAGACTTCTTTCACCCATCTTGGCATGTGAAGATGCAACCATTTATTGAAAGCAAAGAATGTGATGAAATCTATAAATTCCTAAAAAAAGAGAGTGGGAGGGGCAAAACTATTGCTCCTCTCTCCTCTAATGTTTATAGGTGTTTTAAAGAAACTTCATTAGATGATTTAAAAGTGGTGATGTTAGGCATGTGCCCCTATCACACATTAAAGAATGGTGAACCTATTGCTGATGGTTTATTGATGGGCTGCTCTAATACAAACTATCTACAGCCTTCTCTTCAACAGTTTTATGATGCTATTGAAAGAGAAATGCATAGAGGATTGAATTTAAAAGCATATAAATTCCCTGATGTAAGTTATTTAGCTAGACAAGGTGTATTAATGCTTAACGCTGCTCTCACTACAGAGATTAATAAAGCAGGTAGTCATATGACATTGTGGGAACCATTCACCAAATATGTGTTTGAAGAGATATTAGCTCTTACAGGTGTACCTATTATATATCTAGGTAAAGAAGCAGCTAAATATGAGAAATATGCTTCACCATTCTCTTGGTCATTCCCTATAAGTCATCCAGCTAGTGCTGCATATAAACAAGATGAGTGGAAAACAGAAGGTGTGTTTACAAAGGTGAACAAGATATTAAAAGACAATAACAATTTTAAAATCAATTGGATGCTAGAAGATGCTCCATTTTAAAACAAGTTTATGACAATAGTAAAAGTTGAAGAATTAGAAAAAGGTGATGAGATATTGATTGGTTCATTATCAAAGTTTAAATACCTGCGAGTGTTAACTGAACCAAAAGTTAGCACTAAAAAACATTGGGGTGATCCAAATAAAGTGTTATATAAATCTGTAAAATGTTCTACAGCAGAAGAAACTTATAAAATGGTTTATGGTAGTAATACATATGATCGCAAGCGTTGGGCACTTAGAGCAGAAGATCATAATAAGATTATCTATCAAAATTTAAATTACAGTGATATATTATTAATTAAAAAAACATCAATATGAAAAATTTACAAGTTTGGGTGAATAATGACACTAATCATCCAGATGATTTAGATCATGATTATAATTTAATAACAAATGATTCTACAACTGAAATGCAATTACTTTATTCAAAATCAAGTGAATGGAGTAATCCAGATGAGACTAATGCATCATTGTCAGATCATGGTAATGGTATTGAAATAATGTTATCAGGAAAGAAGAAGATGTTAAAATTAGATTATGCACAAGCACAAGAGCTATTAGTATTATTAACTATGGTTCAAGATGCTAAAATAGAAATAAGGGAATCTAAAACAATTAAAACTATAGACTAATGTACACAGTAAGAAATGGAGAAGATTTACAAAGAGGTGATTTAATTACTATTGCTGGTGAACGTCAGATTGAACTTGGTATATATTATGGAAGAGGAACAGGAGGTACAGTTCAATATTATAGTATAGGTTCGGCTCCTGGTTTTGAATATAGACATAATGAAAGAACAAAAAGCTTAGGTGCAGAAAAAGTAGGACCTTTCAAACTTAATCATATATGGAAAAGTTATGTTAATAGCCCATCTGCATGGAGATTTATGAAATTATATAAGAACAATATAACAAATATAGAAGACTTAACAAACATAGAAGAATCAAAGAGAATATTAGAACAATTTGGAATTACAGTAAATTATTAAAACATGATCTTAGAAAAACAAACAGAAGCACACATTTTACAAGAAGGAAATTCCCAAGACACCATTGGGATGTCACTAGACTTAGATTCTGCACAAGTTTTGATGCAGATGCTAAGTAAGAATTTATATTCTGATGCAATAGGATCTACTATTCGTGAGTGTGCAAGTAATGCACTGGATAGTCATAGAAGATCTGGATGTGACAAACCTATTATTGTTTCTTTTAAGAGAAATATAA